TCCCCCAAAAGAAAAGTTTATACGGCTTGCTGAACGCTTTAGAAATGATCTAAGGGGGTTTACGACCCCTTCCAACGAGTATGGTTTCGGATTGTCTCCAGAAAATCATCCCCCGGGGCATTTTTTGGCAGCCGAGCGATTCAGGGTGGGGGTATATTTTTTTGACCCCTCCCCCCTGGTCCTTTTAAAACAAAAAGTAAATGGAATGAAATAAAAATTTATTCTAAACGAATCAAACGCGATTCACTTTAGAATTATTTAGACTACCTCACCTCTACCCGGCATAGGGTAGGCAGAGGGAGGCGCCTAGTACTATCTTCTCTCTCACTACTAGCATCTATACATGTACATCTATGCCTTCGCCTCTTCGTTATGAGTGGCGATGAGTTTTGCTAAATCTCCACGCTGTATCTTCCTATGAACACCTGATACATTCTCTCTAACTATCTCTTCGATAGCGTCTTGCACAGCGTTGTATTCATCAACGTCAGACAGATCAGGTGAAGACTTAGAGATCCTTGCCAACAGTCCCGGCGTATGGTATCCAGCAGTAAGATCCCACATATACCATTCGTCCCACTGTTCAAAGGGGTCGTATGGGTTATCAATCGTGGTCAGCATGTACTCTGAAGGTGCGTTGCTTTGCTCAGTCTCTGGCATCTATCCACCTCCATCCGCAAGACTAGACTTCAGTGTTGAGATAGAGACGCCCAAACGATCTGCCACTTCTGCTTGAGTAGCACCAGAGTTAAGCAGCGCCCGAGCTAGACTCATACGAGATGAATCCATAACCGGCTTAGCCTTAGGGGTAGCTCGCTCTCTAAGCTTGTCTACATCGGTATTTCGTAGAATCTTCCCTAATGTTTCGGCCGAGACAGCTCTAGCCTGAATGGCTTCCCATTCGCGATCGGTTATATCCACACGATGCTTCTTAGCGCCAGTACGTGTACGAGCCTCTTCCAACACCTGGCCTCTTATCTTCTTAAGCTCAGACTTCTCCATGTCGGGATTAGCTCTACGTCGCTGACCTATGATCTCATTAGCAAGAGACTGTGCTTGTCTCTCTAATGGCGCGTTCTTCAACGCCACCCGAAGCTTAGCCTTTAACTGCTGTACTTCTGGCTCATAGATCTTAGCCGCAGATGGAGAACGCTTGAACTTAGGAACAGAGATGGCTTCCTTACGTACTTCATTAGCCAATAGCTTGAGCTTGTTCGAATGCTCAGCATAGATTCGCTCAATAGGACGGCCACCATGATCAGAGACAAGCGTGAACGCATCATTAGTTTCGGCCAATTTCCTAGACCTAAACTTCTTGATGTTGCCTTGCTTATCCTTCTCATTAGTTAAATCATAGACTTTGGCGCCTGTCTTAATGTCTACTGTTGCATTAGATAAGCGAGCAAGGCCTGGACGAATTAACGCATCTTTACGTTTAGGTACACGTAATTCTGAAGTAGCCCTCGTTGTCAATGTCGAAGCACCACGAACTTGACCGGTTTGCTCATTTACACCCTGATAACGCTTCTTAAGAGCAAGAATTCCATTTTCGCGTTCTGATGCCTTGTAATCGAGATGGTGTTTCTCTGCATCGATGACCACCATAGAATGGCGAACAGCTGCAGCAAGATCGCTGTCTGTGGCCCCTTTAACAGTCATGTCCGAAATGAGATTAGTGATCTTACCCATTTCAGTACCCTTATTATTAGATTTGGGCGGACGTTTACGCCCATCCGGAAAGGTTCCGTGATCAACCTCTCCCGTTTTAGCATTGTATATACCACTAGTAATGGTCTTCATACCATCATATGGCGGATATTTAGCTTGCGGATCAAAGCCCTTAAGTCCTTCCAAAGGTGGGCTATTTTTGATAAGCCCACGATTGTTAGGAATAACCACAACATGATCGCCATCAAAATCAGCACCAGAAAGATGCTCCGCTACTTTAGGGTGAATACCTATAGCATCAGGAGCTTCAATCTTCTTTCCATCATTACTGAAAAGCCTTCTTCCTTCTCTATTACGATTGTTAACCGTAAGTTCAGGAATCTCGAAAGTTCCAGCATGTGGAAATCGAATAAGAGCGACTTTCTCGCCATCTTTAAACGTTGGCGCAAAGACCTCGTCGGGCTTCAAGGTCGAAACTGGAAGAATCACCTTTGTTGCCTGACGTGGCATATTTGCCGCTTTTAAATGCACGGCCGAAGAATCGGTTTCGTCCGCAAATGTCTCAAGTAGTGTTTTCTTAATTAACGGATTAGTAAGTTCCTTAATTTTCTCAAATTCTTGCCTACGACGATCGTAGGTATAATTGAGTTGAGATTCCGCTAATTTAGGCTGCTGTTTTGAAAGCATCTGACTAGAAAGTGTATTAGCCCACTTGTCCCAGTCGCCTTGTCCGTTTAAGATGTTCATAGACGATTTAACGTTTCCGTGTTCGTCTAGGAGCTGACCACCAATTAATTTAGGAAATGCGCCGAAAGGATTCTTCCAATCAACGTTTCCGTGTTGATCCGTCTTAAGCGGCTTCAAAGCGTCAAGCTTATTACCCGTATTAGACTTATTGGTGTTGAACATAAGATCCACACCATGAGGAAGATCGTCTTTGTAGACAGCCATGCCCTTAAGAAAATGCGTATCACCAACAGCAATACGAACCTGAGCATATTGCGATTTACCTAAAGAAACATCATGAACACCAGGACGGACATAAATTACACCGTCTGCGTCACGCCCACCTTCCTCAGCGTATCTAACCGCAACGCGCTTAGGGTCAATAGACAACGGCTTCTTAAATAGTGCATCTTGGTATGAACGACCGCCGTCGGTAGTCTTCTCTGAAATCAACTGAATTTTCTCTTGATTGAGAAACGCGTCTTTTTGTGTTAGACCGGGCTTAAGTAAAACTCTACGGGTGGTCTGCTCTCCTGTTCCCACCTGCGGTTTTGCCTTAAACGTTACAACCGAATATCCTTCTTCCTTAAGCATAGACAAAGCAGTATTGAACTTATCTTTAGAAATTGCAACTGGTACTTCGTTCATTCCCAACGGAAGACCTAACTCCACATGAGAACCAACGTCAATCATATTTTTTTCCTCTACCTGACGCTTAAGCATGTCTGCGGTTTCGTTCAGAATATCAAGACGTTCCTTACGACCAGGAGCAAGAAGCGAACGAACCGTGGATTCATTAATTTGCTTCTCGGGTGATGACATCTGCCTGGCGATCTCAGACTCGCCATATCCCTTATCCTTCAGAGTCTGGGCTCGACGAATCTGTTCCTGCTTCTGCATATTAACCGAACGAGACTTAAGAGCTCGAAGATCACTAGTGGTAAAGAAAGGAGGAATCTTTTTACCATTCGCATCTCTCGGCTGATACAAATCTGCAATTGCTGCATCCGACAGACCAGATTTTCTGTGTCCGTCAACAATATCAAGAAACGACTTACTACGCTGACTAGGGTTTGCTCCAGACCCCCAAGGATAACGGCCAGACTTACGAAGGATGCCGTAATGAGCGAGATAAGCTTCTTCCTCAATTTGCATTACGACACCTCCTCTCGAAGTGTATTAAGAATTTGATCAAACTTCATAATTTTGTCCATGATCCCCTTAATAAAATACGGATCGCCGATGTATTGTCGTACACCGCCATCCTGATAAATACGGAGTTCAATATCCATAGAAAACGGATCGAGCTCATACTCAAGACAGAACAACGCAGCATATACTTCTAACTGATGTTCAGAGGTTCGCGAAACTCCGGTCTTGAGGTCGCTGATTCTAAGGCGTCGATACCGATAGGCGATCGCGTCGACCGTCCCGAAGGCGTTTGGTGAATAAAACAACACAATTTCGGGAGACATCTTATACTGTATACACTGATTGATGTACATACCGATAGTAGTTGTTTCATCATCTTGGACTATCCCTTCTTCGATACAAATCGCGGCGTATCGATGTTGTTCTACGCCTTCTAAAGCAGCACGAAGCGTTTTATATCGAAACGCTAACTTTTCTTCGTCGTAATTAATCCAATGATAGGAACTAGGACTTAGAAACGCGTGTTGCCCTTCGAGGTGAGAGTGCTTTCTGAAGCGCAGATAACACCTCCTTCTCGTTCTCAGGAAAGATGAACGAAGCGAAGGACATCTTGTTGAGCTTTTTAACAAAATACTCTTGATTAGGCCTTATTGATGCTTTAGCCGAAGCTTTAGGCTCCAACATCGCCCAACGATTCTCAAAAAAAATGGTTAGATCAAGAATACCTTGTTTATACCCGGCATCGTTTTTAAGAATCTCGCAACCAGGAAACATATCATAAAGCTTCTTGATAAGCTTGGCCTGATATTTGTTCTCAGTCACGAAATCCTCCTTTCCAGTCTTTATAAAGCAAAAAAATACGACAATAAAAACGGGATACACTACTCCCTTCTATTACACGACGCGAAAAGCACGCGTATCAGTATCTGATTACTCTGCAAGCTCAAATTGTTGATATGTGGGCCAAGCTAAGGTCCTATTTAAAATCGATAATACGACTTCTCGCTCCAAAAGCCCAAAACTACAAGCAGCAACAAAGGAATTAGGAAACACTGCACCGGAAGCACTATCTCTTATCTTACCGTCTATGGGAGTAGAATATCTATCTTTAAATTGGTTGTTATAATGAACCGCATACCATCGAGGCCGCCACTGAAGATTATCGACACAACAATTACTACGATCTCCATCAAGATTGATTGGTGTATCAAAAATTTCGTTCGGTTGTGGAATAAATGCCGAAGCGACCAGACGAGGTAACGAACGAATACACTGTTTCCAACCTCGCATAAGCCCAACATAAGGAACGCCATACTGATTTACTCTAGTATGCAGCACACGACCGGTAGAGTCTTTCTTAACTTGACCAAAGGGGTTTACGCTATATCCAGGAAACCCTTCTACCGCAACCCACTCTTCTACGGTCATGATTTATTCCTTCGATTCATCTCCCGAATCCATAAAGTCATAAGAAGGCTTTGTGCACGACTAACAGACATTCGATACCATATGCTACGTCGTGGGGCGTTTTCCTTATACAACAAATCGTGCGCTTTTCTAGCATGATACTCGGCGCGAACGAGATGAAAGTAAAGCTCGTCGGTCGTGTTGTTAAACGCATCAATAACTACATTCGGATCATGAACATCAAAATCATCCATTATCTATCCTTTCTTCGGCCTAAGCCTAATTGGACCACGCTTTCTCACTAATTCTTCGCGATATATCGACGTAACTAGCTCCTGAGCTCTTGTAAGGCGTTTTAAGTACTCAGAAGGCCGTTCTGGACGCTTACCCTTAGAAAACAGTTCAAGGGCCGCTATGAGGCTCTCCTCGGCTCTCAGGAGGTGTTCTGCTAGTTGAGCATCAACAGATTTGATTGGGTGTGTTATTTGTACCGACATGCCTCATTCCTTGTGATAGACCCGATTCCCAGTATCTTGCCAAAAACGTTTATGAAAAAGTTTTTATAAAACACGTATCAGTATCTGCTTTTATATTATCTCGCGCGTAGATAGAGTATAGAGATATAGGCATATATGACATATACAGATATTGGGAAGCGATTATATAAAAGTTTTTAACCTCTGTTTTCTTGGCAGATACTGACCCGTAAAACCCCGCATTTTCCGGACAAATTGATCATTATTTTGCCAAGATTTGCCAACGTTGTTCTCACGCTCAACCAAAATTACCCGTCTCAGTATCTGATTTCGGCCTTTTTGAGCTCTCTGAAACGACCATTTTTGACCCCCTCAAATTCAAGTTTAACAATCGCCAATATCTGACGTTTTAGATACTGGGAGCACTTTTTTCATAGACCCCCTTAAACATTCTTGGCAAATCTCTCCTCATTTCTCGATCGAAAAGTCGGCAAATTCTGCGTTGGTCATGTCGAAATGATCGACCTGGAAGGCCTTTTTCGCCTTAAGCGAGCGCCAGATAGCGTGATCAATGTCTGCTTTTGACCTCATAACATAGTAATACAGATCTAAATATGGTGTGTTCAGTCTGTCGGTTCTACCGTGGGCCTGCTCGAACATCTTATACGAATAGGGCAAGCTATAAAAGCACGTTGCATTGGTAGACACGCAGTTCCACCCTTCAGAACCGGCGACATACTGCACGGCGTAGACCCACTTAGGACTCTCGGGAATCTCCTCGTGCTTATGCCCGTTCCACTCGGCAAACGCCACTTTCGAAGACTTCCAAAGGGGTCCACACAGCTCTCTGATGATGTCTAACTCGTAGTTGAAGTTATAAAATAAGATCAATCTGGGGTTTAGCTTGATCAGCTTTCCTATGGCTCGAGCACGACTGGGATCAGAGTTAGCCACTCTTCGCATCACGCCAAACAGTTCAGCTATGTCTCGGATCGGTTCGTCTTTGTATATGTTCCAGCGGCCGTGAGCAACTCTTCTCATCGCCTCTTCATCATAATCACACCATATGATCTTCTCATGCCGGGTGGTCTGCTTGGCGTAGGGCATAGAGACTAATATGTCGTTTCTATGCTTTAACAGCTTGCCCACGCCCACGTAACGCTCAACCTTGGGAAACTTGGTAAACGAGTTATAGATGACGTGTTCGCGCTTGAACTCGGTGCGATTACGGTAAAACCCGTTGGCGATGAACACCGGGATGTAGTCTAACCAAGTGTCTCCGGGGGTCGCTGATAGCATGATCCACCTATTGTTACGAGCGATCTTTAAAAATGACTTAGCCCATTTACCCGAGCCTACTACTCGCTGCTCATCGAATATGAAGAAGGCGTTGGATATGTCAACGTACTTGGCGATGTTGTTCCAGCTGTCTACGTGCAGCACGCCGTATAGCGTAGCGTCACGCTCTTTACCGATACCGAACTTGACCGCCTCTTTCTCCCAGTCGAGGTTGTCTCGCTTCTTAGCGGTGGTGATGACGTAGATATCCTCATGACCCTTAGTTAATGCGTAATAGGCCAGACCCACCCGCGACTTCCCTGATCCAACGCCGCCAACGAGGATCTTGCCATCAGACAGCTTGCCTACGGCGGTTAGCTGATGCGGAGCCAGATCAGGATGAATATGCATTTTCCTCCTTTCTAAAAGTCGTCGTATCTTTCGCTCGGTTTTGGTAGATTTAGATCCGGAGGTACTGTAGTATGCCGAATAGGTTTGGGCACTAGATCAATATGTGGATGATACATACAATAGCCCGGCCCCGTCATCCAAAACGTACACTCCTCTGATTCGTCTGATGGGCCAGGGCAAACATAAACAATCATATTATCGGCAGTATTATGCTGCCAAGTTTCTTCTAATTTAGATGGCATACGTCACCTCCTTTCTACTTACTTATGATCACATAATATATGCTGACATGTTCGGCACACAGTGGCCCGCTCTGGCATAGACTTCTTTTCTATAGTGCGACGCGCAGCTCGAGCTTCGAAATTTACTAGAACATTACGAAGATCGTTGACAATAGACACATTTTCCACACACGGAGCTTCAGCATTGAGATACAACGTCCTGTCAATTAGAACACGAACTAACTCTTGAGCTAAAATACCTTCTTCACGACTATCTGTCTTTAGAAGCTCAGCGTTTGAGTCGCGTCGGCGAACAAACCGAATTCTCTGTTCTCCCGAACCATCCACGTTCTGCACAAAGTATATGTGCCCGGGATCTTCAATTCTCATTAGTCACCTCTTTTCGTCTGCGTCGGCCCAAGCTGATCCTAGTGCCTCGGTGAGAAATTGTCCTAGCTTGTATGCTGGGTGAAGAACATCGTCTGGGTGCCGTCTTTCTTCTAACTGTATCACTACCATTCTGTACTTCTGCTTAGCCGCCCTTAGACTCTCGTGATCAATTTTAATAGTATCGTGCGGGTCTTCTTTTGTCACCGACCTAATCCCTTCTATAGCTTCCCACCGAATATGAAGCCCCTTAGCGCCAGCCTCAATGCTGAAGCAGGCAGGGCAACGGATACTGGTAGGGTCTCCTGTGACACGCAGCCACAGGTCGTCATCAGTGCTCCAATACGAGCAATTGGCGTAAAAGCGGCCCACCGGGCGGCCACAGGCCATGCAGATCTCATACTCATGTCTCTTTATGATGTAATGCCAGAAAGCCCGAACTCGAGTCATAGGCGACAGGAATGCTCCGAACAAGACCCACCAAATTCTCCGGTTGTGAATCCAGGACTCATTAGCCCACTCGTGTACACATGGCCCATCGTGACCTAAAGGCAAAAGACATGCTATGTAACCAGGCTCATAACTTATTGAGCCGCAATAGTCTTGGTCTATCATAGTTTCTTACTTTCCTCTATCTTGTTTTCGTAATCTTGTTTGCGTTTTAAATAGGAGAGCAAATTGCCCAAAGCACTTTCCAAAGATCGAATAAGAGCTTGTTCTACGTCGGCATTAGGTTCGAAAGTTAATGTGTCTATCTGGCCAGTACCCGGCGTTTTCATACGATACTGTTCTACTTCTCCCATATCGTCCCTTTTTGTTGATAGAGAATTCCAGAGTTTGAGATCTGCTGGGCGGGCCGTATCGTTTCTGTCACCATTGGTTTCTTGCCAATTGAGACGATGTTCTTCTATAGCTTTTCTATAATGATCTTCCATGTCTAACCTCCTTCTCTAATGCGTCTTTAAACGCTTTAATAACCTTCTTAAATTGCGGAGGGATATAACGACCGTCCACACATTCGCCTTCACAGCGGCAGCGTGAACCCCCTAGAGCCCCCTTGGGCGGGTTTTGGATAACGTCGGTACTATGATGCTCACCGTGTTGGCAGCCAATACAAATGGTATTGTGCATACATTCTCTTTTCTATCCTTCAAACCCGCGTGGATTTAAGTCGTTTTCCAAAAACTCTTTTACTTTCGGATCGGTGATTTCAAAGTCTGCTCGTAGCTCACCAGACTCTTCGTGATAATGCAGGGTGGCTTTACCAATTACCGGGCCACCGGTTTCTAAAGTAAGTGGGACTTCTTTACCGTCTTGTGCCTTGAGCACTTCTTTGGTGAAAACGGTATGCTCGTCCGTATCCACAACAATTCCTTTCATAGGATAATACCGAACATTAGACACTGACTACCACCAATACGGCGATAGCAATACCCCATATAATACCAGCAAAAAAGGTCAAGATCAGACAAAGCCTTACCGCTGATACATGGATAATCAGGTGCGTGGTTTTGTCATCCATCAATGACACTTCCTCGACGAAAAGCTCACTGGCTTAGACCCGCATTCACACTTGATACCACGGAGATGCCAGCATCCGTATTTGCAATTGTAATATTTGATCCTCATCACTCCTCAGTGTTCGTGATTATTCCTCGATCTCGCTCAATAACCAAAGTATGGGCATATCCAGGACCGGGCGGAGGTATAACGGCAACTACACGCCAACCTTCTCGCCCCCAAAAGTTACATGCGTCTTCTACCGAAGGATGATAAGAAGCATTTACTGTTTTGTATTGGTACATCAGATCACCCCCAATCAATCTTGTCAATGACTAAATATCTTCGTGGCTGCCTACGAAAAAGGGCAACAAACCACTTCCAACCGCGGAGATGCACTTCGTGTGATTCGGTGATTGTTCCATGCATTCTCAAACCCCCATGCCTTCGCATTTACAGCAAGCACCATAGATCTTTAACATTTTAAGCTCTCGAAGAGTTGCTTTAAGCATCATAGCAGCTATAGCATCTTTATACATACTACGCATATTAGACCTCCAGCGGATGCTCAGAGACGGCACGCATTGCACGAAGCTCCTCGTAATCGCATAGAGCACCGAAAGTGTTGTTAGGACGCTCAGAATTGGTATGAAGTGTACACCCCTCCCACAGGGTTTCGCCATCCTCAAACCCCAGGCGCTCAGCGTCGAACGTGCTGATCTCGATACCATATGCGGGTGGGTGGTCGGGATTCTCACGGTCGTGGGAATTTATGGCGATTCGGAAGGCCTGCGGGTTCTTGGCCACCTTGTTGGTCGTGCTCATGTTACCTCCTATCCAATCTGTGGAATAAGGGTCTTGACATCGCCCCAATGGGTCTCACAGAACCGCACGACGTGCACTTCGGACTTATCTTTGTCTTTTAACTTCGGGTCAAGCGGATCGGGCAGCTCACCCAACCTCACTAAGATAGAATGCTTGGCGTCGTTATCGCACTTAGAGCAGTTCACGAGGTCTCGCCATCTTCTAATCCATCGGCGTAGACCCGCTGAGAAAATCCGTCAGCCAGTCCTTTAAGATAGGCGTCGGTAATAAGCCGAGTAACCGACATGTTAAGCTCTTCGCCAACGCCATCGAGAATTGAATGAACGCGCTTGGCTGCGTGATTCTGATAGCCCTCAAGACGCGATTTGATCATGGCGTCTGAAACGATGGGGCCCGCCGGTTGATCCATTATCGTTCTCCTTTAATTTTTAACCATTTTAGTTTGCTTAAAAGTATTTTAGATAACTCTGTCATGCCGTCCATCCTTTACCAAATAGTTTTCTAATCCTCCACCACCAGCGATGCATCCGACTATCAATATGCATAGAAAGCCACGTAAGCCTCGGATCGCCGTAGGGGGCAATGCTCCCACAATGTGGACACCGTGGGTGTAGATGTCTTGGGTTTGGTTTTATCATGTTCCCTTTCTAATATCTGAAAGCAAAAAAAGACTTAGATGTCTAACTTGATGTGTTCTCGTCCGCTGGCAATAAGAAACCCCAATTTCTCCATCCGCGAGTATTCATAGAGATACTGGTCGGTTTTTCGCTCGATGTAATCCCTAAACGCGGCCTCCATACCCGCAGACCACCTAGGGCTATTGCTATTATAATACTCCCGTAGTCTCTCGATAAACTCAGCATCTCGTTGAACTTTACTTACTAGCCAAGCCAACTCAACTTCTCTGCTGCTCATATGGTCTCCTAAAATATGACGTCAAGAGCGAGGACGATTGAGCACATGCCAAACAAATATCGTAGAGCATACCACAGCAGACTCCATTTGATACGCAGCGCCCACACTATGTTAAGCTCACCCAAAGCATCGATCAACCATAAAAACAACGCTCCGATGAGAATAGTATAGGCTAAGAAATGAAATAAGGCGTGGCGAGTCATAATTGTGCTCCTAAAATATGAGATAAAAAGAGAATCCAGGATTAGTGAATTCTCTCTTTGGGCTACTACTTTTGGGGTTACTTGGTCATACGGCTTGACGCATGGACTGGTGGAGGTCTTCACGATGAGCCTCTTCCATGTACGCTTCGTAGGCATCCTCGGAATTGGGGTTCCGGAGGTGGTTTATCCACGATTTGAACAGAGGGTCGGGCTCGGTCGTTTCGATCTCTACCGGGTCGTTGCGATTAAACAGCTTGGTAAACATGTATACTCCTTGTATAGTAGGTTCTATTATACAAGATGAAATATGCGCGAAAAAGAGAAGCCGGGTTAGGACTTCTCTTCGATTTTCGGACTACTAAGCATACGAAGGCACGTCTTGCACGTCACTTGCGATTTATTGAGAGTAGTATGAAAATGGGGGTCACCATGCCACTTGGTCCAGAGGCGATGGATTGGGGTCCCAGGTGTATCATACTTTCTCTCAGATTGCATGTGTACAATTGAGGGCATTCAATACTCCTATAGTAGTTTGGGTCTCATTATAGGAGATGTTTACTACGCGAATGGGGGCGCAGGGACTCGAACCCTGGGCCTACGGATTAAAAGTCCGCTGCTCATCCAACCGAGCTCCGCCCCCATAATTTTGTCAGCCATCAAAATATACGTCCTCTGGTTTGATCGGAGCGCCTAACACTCGATCAAGTAGCCAGTTAAGCAGTTTTGATATCATTTTAAATTCTCCTTTTAGACGTTGCGTACAACAGCCCATAGATAGCTAACTGTTAATTTTGGTATAGCGCCAAAGCGATTGGCTGCGTGTCGTAATTGTTCTCCTGTGGCGCAGCGTTGACAACGTGATATTCGACTATGACGGACGTCGCCCCAGCGCACCGAGGCAATTCGCTTTTTGCATTTCTGACAGAGAACTCCTTTTAGATAGGAACGAATAAGGAAAGTATCACGCATCGTCGTACTATCCTTATATGGACCGTCAAGATAGCGTAGAGTCGTCCCATCATCATACTCGTGCTCAACACTAATAACTGCAGCACGTTCGCCACTTGGGAGAACTACGACGCGCCCCAGCAAATCTTCCATTTTAAATTCTCCTAGGTGGATTTGATTTGATAGCTACTTGTTGGTAATAAATAGCAAGAAGAGCATGGATCTTTCCGAGATTTGCTTCTCGATTACTTCCACTAAGTTGAACCTCTATTAGATGTTTTTCAGCACGCGAGGCGTGACCTTGAGCTAGTGTCGTTGCTTCTAAAGAATCCATAAGTTCCCTAGTGTTGCGTTATACCCGAGTTAGGCTGAGGAAGCAAACCGACCTCCTGTAATCGAGCGACGCCCGAACGAAGCTCGTGTAACTCCGCAGCGATCAAGTCTCTCTCAAACTCGAGTTGGTTGGCTCTATTTCGCTCGATCCTCTCTTCCGAATTGACGCGGTTAAAAACAGACTGCATAGTATTGTCAATCAATTCGTGCAGCTCGTGAACGCGCGTGCCGTTAACAAGTTGCCGTTCAATCCACTTCCGGGCATCTTTGCGCGATTGTTCGGACAGACTCACTCTTAGATCTCCTTGTTGTTGAGGAAGCTTATCTTATTCGCCATATTATTCCCCACCCAAATCGTTTCCATTTCACTTTACCACAATGAGAGCAAATAAATCGGCTCCGAAACGTACCCCGCCAAGCCGTCTGCTCAACCCAGCTATGTCTATGCATGTTTGATTTCCCATTTCGTTATAATACCCGAGGTGGGAGTCGAACCCACACGGTGTTGCCACCAAAGGATTTTAAGTCCTCTACGTCTACCATTCCGCCACTCGGGCTAAGTTATTTTATGGCTGGCACCAATTAAAATTCTTTAACAGACAAAGATAATTCTGAAAGCTGTTTTGAGGTTTCTGGATCGGGAAGAAGTAATTTTTGGTCTAGTTTCATAACGGCGTGGATTGGGTTTTGTCCCAAACTTCGTGGGTTACGAGGATTGTTCGATTATCGTCTTTAAATGTTCCATAAAACTTAACGAGATACCACGGCATTATTTCTCCTTAAGAAAATCCCTCACTATAGATAACAGCTTGAACCGCGGCTAACAACAACTGAGCTACCCCAAGCCGCCATTGATTTACTGTCAAATAATACACGCCAAGAACAACAAACGTAATTACTTGAATAAAGAGAACGACCTTCATGTATAGATTCCCTTCTCAATGAACTTAACTGTCGTCTGGCGGACCAACTCACCCAGTACCCAGCAAAACCATTCGTCGTTCGTGTCGTTTAAAGGTACGTCCTCAAATTTATGGTGAATGTTCCACATCTCCACCGCGGCGTGCGTCAGTTCGTGCGATATGAGCCCTATACCTAGATTAGGCTCCGACACTCTGACAATGGCGCAGACAGGATCGCTCTCCATATGAAATCGATGACAAATGCCCAAAACGTCTGAGAAATCTGAGAGTTTACTTTTGTGTTTCTTTCGGGTATTGAATTTGTTGGTATAACGTACTATCGCGCGTCGAAGATTTACGGGATTGTCATAGACCTTGACCCGCACCGCCAAAGGCTTCCGTGCCTCATGAACGGTGATGATGAAATCAGCTTTCATGATTCTTATACGCTGCGGCCAGCTCCTCCTTAGAACGAATAAATCGCTCGAGCTTAGACGGTTTACCTGCTTCGCCATCTGATTGCAGAAAGGCAACCGACCAGCTCATAGCAAGGAACGTCCAGATGCCTGCTAGAATATACAAATAGGTCATTCTATTTCCTTATCCGGTACAAGATTTCCAAGGATATATTCCTTGGTCTGCGTAAAGTTTATGTCCAGCAATCTCTTGATCAAGCGGAGACCAATCGCCGTATTTGGCGTAAGAACTATATGTATCCGGCATCATCTGATACTTACCTCGAGCGTCTGAGCCTTGAGAATTGAGTACAGTGTACCGATATGAAGCAAACTGTCCAGTATAATCCCCCGGGGGTGATGACTCCCCGGCCCAAGTACAGTCCGCAATGGGAGCGGAAATCCATTTCTTCCACTCAACCAATCGGCGAGTATTGTACTTATAGATACGATGCTTAAGTCGCTTTCGTTGCGAGAGATATGTCTTACGAATACACTTAAACGTACTGCAATGATAGACCGCGGTTTGTTTCTTTAACTGAGGAGAGGACCAGCGCCAGTCGGCTGAAGCTGTAGAGGTATAGATAAATGACAATACGATAATAATCAGTAATATCTTCTTCACGGGCTCATCTCCTTAATTTGTTTACGAATTCGTGCCAAAGCACGTTTGTTATAGCGCTTACCCTGCCGCTTTAATGAACTATCAGACAGCTTTTTTAGCAACGCCGATTCACGTCGCTTGAGATCTTCTAGGGTCTGTGGTTTAGACATTAACTCTAATTGTTTTCGAAATGCAGCACAATCGGCTGGCCATATTTCATCTCGACCCGACCGATCGGTACATCCTTGTCGATTATGTCATCGTGGATAAGTACTTCCGCTTCGGTCTCACCTTGTAAATATTGGATCAGTTCTTTCGCAGTCATTATTTTTCCTTGGTCTCTTAGGTTAAACGCTTCCAACCACCCTTACCGTCGGGTATAAGAGCGCCGTGATAAAATCGATGTGGCTGTCGGGAGTTGATAATGCCTTTGTTATCTCGATTGACATCAAAAGCTCGGACTTTACGACCGTTGAACACAGCAAACTCATTACCGACATCCCAATTGACAACAACCGATCCGCGATGAGCCCCTGAGTCACCAGCGCCTAGATCGAGATTGGGGTTATCAGTCGTACCTCCCTGCACATTTCGAACATTGATGATATCACCATCAAAGATTCGTAAAGTGACGTATTCTGAGCCCTCTGCTGCGCCCATCTCCAAACGGGCAACCACGTTTCCTGAGGGGGATTTGATATCAACTGGTAAAGTTAACTCGGACATGCTATGCAAGCCTTTCGATATTGTTATTAGAAGTAAGGCACGGGGGCCCAGGCGATTAAGCCCAGACCCCCGTGGAGACCCCACCACCGTACTTCTGCGTATGCTAACGCTGCTTGTCTTTACTCTGTTCTCAGCTATGTACAGGATTCCTTTAAGAGGCACAAGTCAACCCCTTGCATATAAGCCAATTGACCTACGGGAGTCGATCTCCGTAGGTACCCGGTCACGAACCGGGGTTTATGAATGGACGACGCAACGCGCCTAATGGTCCACCCTTCAGCCTGCGACTAACTCAGACCGGTTGCCGACTTACCCAGTTACTAACCGCAAGCGGTTTCGTTGCTGGGACTTACGGCGACGGGCGTGATCCGCCAAGAAATATAGGTTAAGGGAATTGGCCAATACCCCTTTTATAACGGTGTGGTCCTAGTATTGCCTCCGTAACCTAAATATGACTAACGTCGACGAAGAAAGTCGACAAGCTCGTTTCGTTGCCTATCACTCAGCCCGCCGACGGTTTTCGACGGAGACATTCGACAAACCTTAATCATTTTGTCAACCTTTATACGTCCCAATTTTGGAACGGTGAGAAGAAGATCAAATACTTTCATCGATTCGATCTTTTCAGGAGGGTTCTCTAAAAGATGAACAATCTGCTTACGCCCCGCCTTGATATCTCGCTTTAATTGTGCTCGGTAGATACGAATATCATTTGCTCGTTCTAACGCATCCATACGCTGCGCAAGTGAACGATCTGGAACGTGATTTTCTACTTTCGTTTCCAGGACGCCACTCATTTACACCAGATCCTGAGCGAGAATCGCCTGCCCCGAACGTAGTAATTCGGCGACCTCCGCCGAATCCATCTCTCGCTGCTCGACCTCTGTGAGAATGCGACGTCCGTCTTCTGTGCTCGGAGGCGGAGCGCTGGCACTGTCCGACACCACTGGAGCACGCTCGATCGTTGCCTCGACCCCCTCAGGGGGCGTAAACGGCTTATGTCCGACGGTTCCGTTGTTGATCGGCCCATCGGTCTCTTTGGTGGTAATGTCATTAAGCGATGAAACGACCGTATCCGGAACGGAATCGAGAACGGAATCAAACGAGGCACGAAATGCATTATCGGTGTAGACCTTGAAACCCCGCTCGGTATGGAGCAGCCAGTCACCAACAAACGCCTTCGTCTGACGCTGGCTCTTGGGCACTCCGTGAACGTTGACCTTGATGAACTGCTTTCCCTCCCTCGGTCCTCCGGACTCCTTCTCCACCGTGCCCTCACACCAAGTCGACACAGAGTCGAAGTTCTCCTCGGTGACTCGAATAGCGTTGACATAAAGCGGCTTGCGAATATACTTCTCTGTCTCAATAAGCACGATTATTGGTTCTTTCTGTTTGGTAGTTCCACATTGGTGTCACGGGTTGTCTAGTCCTTCATTATGTAGAGCTTCTTGAACTCCTCCGGCGTAATAGGGTAAGGAAAACCAGAGGTATCCCAAAGAATCCACACCGGACCCTCACATTTACTTTCTCCGTTTGAAGTCATTACTGTATAATGACCCTCCGGGAGAAAATAAGCATCTGTTTCCGACGGCTGTCTCAATACCCTAACTAGGTCTTTTTTGACCATGTCGCGTGTCGTCTGATTGACACTCGCATAGGTATGGGTCACTGCGAGTCCATCTCCGCATACTTCTGCGCCAACGCATCCTCTTCGATAGTGACGTACATGGACTGCAGGTAGGCCTTGATTCCGGTCTTACCGTTAACGTCCCAGAAATATGGACGCACCATCAGGTCGACATTGGTGATATCGGCCCAGTCAAGCGTCTCGACCGTATCGGCATCCAGGTTAGTCCGACCACGAGAAGTGATCAACACAACCTGTGGCGGACGCCCCTTGTCAAAGGCTGCCGAAACCGGCAGCCATGGCGTCTCCTGAGGCTCTTCGTCGTCCTCTCTGGGCTGCAGATACTTCACTGCCCAGCCATCCGCCAACATAGCCTCAGCAATATCCGGTGGCAGAATCACGCCGAAGTTGCGATCGCCTTCTCGGTTGTACTTACCCTCCTTACCCGCAAAGTTGCGGAAGATGATACGGACGCCCTCCATGAGGACGGACTGCTTTGGGTCTGGTGACGCCATTAGCTCTCCTGTTTGTTGTACTTGGTTGCAAGCTCGGTCCCCGTCATCTCGTATGTCGCTCGATCGAGATTTATTCTTCGCAGGGCGTCTCTCTCCGCTGATTCCTTCATAGCGAAGGTACCCATAATAACGGGATAAAGCCTTCGACCGTCTGGGGTCTTGATGATATAAGACCACGTGCCTATTATTCTGCTCTGCCGGAACGAAATTTTGTAGTCAGTGTTTTTATTCTTTTTCATTTAGCAGAACTAACGTTCGTGATGTTTTGCTTTGTTTTTATTTGCTTTAGCAAGCACTAATCCATCTTCGTAGTGTAGGCGAGCTGTCTCAACCAAATTTTCGGGACTTGTAGTCGGTGGCTCAGGGCCCATATGGGCCAGAAACCAGATCATTCCATACATCTGTTCGGCCATCTCGTATGCGTCTCCGAGATTCTCGATAAAATTAACGAAGCGCTCGTTACTTACGAGATTACCTTCTTTGGTAATGATGTGGTTGTAACTACCGGCCATCTCGCTCCTGACATAATGGGCAGTCTCGACGCATAGACCCATAAGGATGCTGTCCTTGACGGTGTGCTAGAATAAGCTTAGCCTCTCGCGCCGCTTGCGCTCTAAGCGCCGCTTCTCCAGCATCGTCATTCATGAGAATATCGATATTAACGATTCCCACGTCTTTACCTTTCCTTGGGTTTTATAAGATCGTCAAACGCACCAAACTTTTGGATTGCCTCGATTGCTGCTTTCTTTAACTTCTCGAAATATGTCATGTCAATCTGCAGATCATCCTTGTTCTCGGCAACCGCTGCCTCCATCCAGAGATGTCCCTTAGTACCTGACACAGCATAGTATTTCTCTTCATTATACCGATAGAGCTTTGCTCCACCCTCTAACACTGGAACGAAAAGTCCGGTCTTACCCACGTGACGCATCTTGGAAATATCGGGCTCCATACCATTGACTTCTTCGCTAAAGTCTAGATACATGGCGCCCTTGACCACCGACCGACCTTCACAGAAATCCTTGAACTCCGTTTCCTCGTGAGAGAACAGAGCCTTGAACACATAGGGATGCTGAAACTGAGCACCAACCGCTGTCCAAGAATATCCCGGGAAGGGAACCGAAGGATCGTCCCAAGGCACGGTCTCCATACCGGCCACGTAAACCGCATCGTTGACCAGACAGAATTTGTTATATGTTGCCTCGTGTTCGAAGTCGTAACTGTACTTCTTACCGAATTCCGTGACAAACTCGATGATCTCCGGTGTTGCGTTGGGAATCTTCACCGAGTCGGTCTTGATATGCACGACCTGGACGCCCTTGTCCTGCAGAGCGTGCTTGAGATCGATCATGAACAGAGCGCCACGCTTGGCGACAATATTATCGATGTTGCGAATATCTCGGAAAGGATTATTAAATTTAGCTGAAGTGAGACCATAGACAATATTGATCACGATCTTAAGCGCGTAGGCAAGCTTCTCCGCTCCCTCGACATCCCAGCCTTCGTGGGGGAGAGTAATAAACGAAGTGAGCTTACCGTCCAACATGTTGGCGGCAGCATCAAAATCTTTACGCTTAATTGCAATACGAGCTTTAATAAGGTCTTCAAACTTCTGAGTATACGGGCCGAACGCATTTAAGGCGATAATACTGTTGGGATGCATGGAGGCAACGTCTAATACTGCGACGTTTTCATACATTCCCGGTTCAGCGTAGACATAGCCCCCTTCGCCAGGCTCTTCTCCGCGGTAATAACTCTTGCCAAGCTTAAATTCATACCCGGGGAATTCTTCGCTAAGATCGGTGTAGATAAACTTCTTAGAGGCTTGTTTGTCGTTGCCAAATATGATTCGCGCGGTGTGATTCTGTGTGGTATCATTTACCGTAAGACCGGATAACTCGGCTAAGATCTGTCGAGCTACGAAATCTGCTTTTCTATCTTCGAAGACTTTCTCAGTTGCCTTAACGTCATTGACACAATAATCAACCACTCGCTGCCAATCGCTTTCGTCCACCGCCTGATCCCAGGGAATATCTAACTCCATATGAAGTATTCCCAGGTCAAGCTCGAACTTCTTCAGACTCTGCTTAACCGAAGAGAAATCCCAAATATCGGCGTAAGACAAGTTATACGCCGCTCCGAAGGTAGCCGAGCGATTGCCTTCAATGATCTTACTGCTTAAACGAAAGAGCTCTTCGTTGGTTGCCCCCATAGCCGCCGCATATAGAATATGATTGTCATATCGTCGATTATAGAAGCCCACTAACTTCAATTTAAATAGCTCGGCCACTTCGTGAGGTTTTGGGTTAATCATCTTGACTACTTCTTCGGAGCCAAGAAACTTCCAACAAATAACAAACAGATTAGAATATACCTCGACATCGAAGAAGACAAGTCGATCGTCAGCCACTTCCACTACGGGCTCACTGACTCCAGAACCTTCTGAATCCGGCTCATCAGACGCCCACTTCATGTTCATAACCGTTTTCAGGGCCTGAGTGGCCTGGTTAGTAGAGTTGTTGGCGAACGCGACAATCGTGTTACGCATATCGCTGACGTCGTATTTCATTCCCGACTCGTGCGCTTCATCAAGAATATGCTTGATAAAGTCCACCGAAGATTTGGTGCCTGGATGAATCTCCTTACGCAGATTCTTCTTTATCAGTTCCCGCAACCCGTGTTCGCTCTTGATAGTTTTCTCCTTGAGCATCTTGTCCTTTCTAGGCTTTACTGGGAGTCCGGTAGATATCTCCGCAATAGGCACCGCGTTACATCTGGACACACGACGGCGCAAGGCAGCTTCCCCTCGATACACTTTAACTTCAATGCCTTCAGCGTATTGAGACGCAAGCTCATCGGGGTCTCCGGTGTAGCTAAAATGAAGATGTACGCCAGAACCTGATTTTGACAACTCAGCGTAAGTGGGTGGCCACTGACTGGCCGCTTCGAGATTTCGCTCGAGAGCTTTGGTTCCATTACTGTCCTTCAGATCGAAATCGATCACCACGTGATTTTCAGGAACTTTAACCCAGTGAATTTTTCGCGTATCAATATCTGATAGCTTGGTTTTTACATTAGCCCATTTTCTCTCCGGATCTCCGGCCTTTTGGTACTCGGTATCTTTGGTCAAAGCCAACTGTGCTTTGTAGTCAGCTAAAAACTCATCAAGAAGAGAGGTCTTTTCTTCAAGCACTAACGAAAATGTCGCCGGATCGTCTTTGGGCGCTTTGAACTTATTGGCGTTAAACCCGGAGTAAAGGCTTCGTACTGGTTGGCCGTCGAGTTCACCTCGATCGTGAAACTCATCAAAGTAGTTTCGCAACTCCTCTCGCATTTTGTATTGCGGCATAGGTCTCTCGATTCCGCTGTCCGAGCAATATTCCTTATACAAGATATACGCTTGCTTTAGCGTGGTATGATCTTGTGACTTGAACACATCAAAATGTGCTTCGATGAAGTTAAAGAAGACGTCGGTCTGCAACATCATCTCCAACGGACGATATGCGTCGTAGTAATTCTTACCCATAGACAAATATACAGAGAGACAACGGTGCGCTATGGCACCGAGTTCAAAGCCGATTTGCGTCATGAGAGTCTGATAGTGCTTGGCTGGAATCTTGATACCTGTCGGATGCACGTCCATCAGACGTCGGATGATTCCCGATTTTGCATCAGAGATCTTTACCGGCTGATTGGAGCCCATGAACAGCATGGCGTCAACTCTTGCTGAATATGATGGCTTGTACTTCTCGTTCATAGTCATCGTCTCGTGTGAGATGATGGAGTTCAGGCGTGTATTATCCTCGATCCGCGAAAGATCCCCATCGTGCTGGATCGCGACAAGGGGGTGATGTTTAAACGCTTCGGTGGCAAATGACGAATTGGAGTTACCCAACGCCTTGCCATCGAATGTCGTGGTATATCCTTCGAAGAGTTTCTCGATAATTCCGAGAATCGTCGACTTACCAGTACCAGCCGGGCCATAGAAGACGAGAAATTTCTGAATGCGTTTACTATCCCCCGAAACAATCGAGCCAATAGCCCACTCAATCTTTGCGCGCTCTTCCGGAGCATAGAGAGTTGCGAGGAGCTCATCCCAAGCTGGCGTGGCCCCCTCAGACAGTGCGTAGGGGAGTTGTTTTGAGGCATAGTCTTCCTTTTTTATCTCGGCGTTAGCAAAGACCAGCTTGGAATCTAGCGGATGACTATTATCGGAAATATGAGCAACGAACTTACGAAACTGCGTCCAGGAGTTTGAACCGAATGAGCGCATAGAACGTATAGTGTACTTCTGTCCAGTCTCCTTATGTAGTCGATTCGCCTCCTGGCGCAGATCTTCATCAACCAGTCGCTGTACATCATACTCATCTTGCGACCATAATTTCTTCTCTTCGTCCCAAATAGCATAGAAAGTACGACCTTGGACCATCAGATCCTCAGAACGCCCGACGATAAAGTCGGGATATAGCTCCAGCGGCCCTTCTTTTGTCTCGTGCACTCGGATCTGATAGAAGTCCATTATCCTCCTTTCTGTTTAGTACATCTGCGGTCGTCCAAAGGCGTGTCGAGCCGTTACCGGCCGACTTCTTGTGTGCTCACGAGCTCTAAGCGGGCCTCCGGCCTTTTCTCGCCGTTCGGCGTCTCGTTGGATGCGTACCGGATCGCCTCTTAGATTTTTCACAGGTTGAGCCGCTCGTGCTGCGATAGCATTATTGGCTTCATTCATTAGGCGAAGAAATTCCGCTGTATTTCTTTTAGCCATCCTTCTCCTTATTAATCATCTTCGTCGTCACCGTAGTATTCAATACTAACATGTGGGGCGATGTGATCTTTGGGGTCAATTGTTGTTTCTTCATGGCTGGCCATGGCTAAACCACAATGCCGACATAAATCCCACCATTCGCCTCTTGGTTCAAACGCATGATCAGAGATAATTGCCGGAGATTCGTCGTGTCCTTTTGGTTTTTGACTCATATCAATGCTCGGGATGGAGTTCATTGATCCACGCGGCCATCTGATACCATAGCTCCACCTTTCTCTGATCTTCTTCTGGCCACGCTAATGGGAAAAAGCCACCGGAACCATCTGGGCCATAATTTCTCCATATACATCTGTCAAGAATATCGTTTGTTTTCTCAATTTTATACTGAGAAAGAGGATCCGACATTCTATGCAATTCCAGATTAGAGATGAGTGTCCACGCCCAACCGGAAGCATTACCCCCAATATCAAACGCCAATCGCTTAGACAGCCCAATCAGAACTTCTAAAAACGAGCAAGGACCCAGATGCGCTAAAGATCCTTGACGAATGTGATGCTCATAACAAAACTCGACACGTAAGCCCAGCCCGTCACCCAAACGATTATCATCGTTGGGGACGAGCCAGACAAACTCCTTCTCGAACATGAGTACAATTAGATTACTGTATGTTTTATCCGGATTACCGTCATGCTCATCTCTGATCTGAGGGGCCAACCAGTTAAGATAGTCCTCAGCCAGAGGATGATTATTCATCGTCGAATCTCATCCTCTCCCGACGACGTGGACTACTCGAGTGGCTTAGACCATGGACTTCTTCAGCATACGAGTTTGGCGATTTGATGACTTCGATATCCATCTCTAGATTGTCGTTTCGCACATAGACAATCTGTGCGTCACCAGAACCATGGCCGAATTTCTCCAAATTGGTCTCGCCAACGATCCTTTCCCGATCTGCTTCGGAGATGACCTCGTCAAGCTCATTACAAAGAACGTCGTCATCTTCGTAATATGTCCAGGTAACCTCATCGTACGCATCGTTATCATCACGTTCGTCGAGATGAATAACGTATGGCTTCATCGGAGAACGTCCAGCTCGCTCCTGGTGATAGTCCCACTCGTCTTTGACTTGATTTTCTTCGAAAACGTTGCGAACCTCTTGAGGCACAGGAGGCTCAGGATCGACAACTTCGTCTGATTCCTCGGCTGCTTCTGTCACAGCGATCGGCGGTGACACAGCCATCGGCGGCTCGGCTGAGATCTCAGGAGAATATCCTCTCTCCCGAACAATATCCTCGAGATCTTTCTTACCGGCCTCTGAATCAAGAGCCGTAGCCTTGGCGGAATAATGCTGTCGCATCTCGGCAATTTCCTCCGCGGCAATTTCGCTGTACTTTGTCTCAGCTTTACGATAGGCCACGACAAAACCAGAAAATGCTCCAGCAGCGACACCAGCGGCAAGGCCAAGGGCAAAATACCCAAGGCCCACCCGGTCAATGGCTCTCGTTGCTTCTTCGATAGCCAGAGTTTCTTCGCCTACGATGTGCAGGCCGTCTGCCACACCGTCTGCGGCAATCTCAGCGATTTCCTTCGCTGTGTCCTTGGTAGTCAATACCGCTCCTCAAGCTTATCGTAGATTACGCCATCGACATTGAAGTCAAGGAGGATGGCTCCTTCACGACCATTGAAAAAGTCGTTTACCGCCTCACTTGTGTCGTCCCAGATGCCGAAATCGATGTAATCGTCTCCGGACTCCTTATTCCAACGCCATCCGACAACCGATCCGGCTTTAGTATGTGACAGTCCCAGCTCGTCGTAGACCTCATTGAGAAACACGTGACCGCGAATCTTCAACCGATCATTCGCATAGTTCTGAACAGTGCGTAGAAACGCCATGTTGATGTCCGGGTTAGTAGACCAATTCCTCGACGACTCTTCGTCATAGAATCGAGAATATGCTGACCCTGGTGCGTCGACAATGCGAGTAATCGTCTTGACCTCACCCGTCTCTTCGTCGACAACGTCAACCTGCTCTGACTCGTAACGAATATCGTCGTCCATCTCTTCACCGAACATGTCGATAACTCGCTCACGATACCGAGCGAAGGCACTGTCAACCGCCGTGTAGGCAGCAGCCAGGGCAAGATTTCGATCTTGCAGGATGTTGTGCGACTTAGTCAACGCGGCAACTGAAGCTGCGCCCAAGATCACAGAGGGCGCATAGAGTTTAACAACCTGTCCAAGCCCACGCGCCCTGATGATGTGAAGGTCCTTCTTGTACTCCTTCAGAGAATATGTAGATTCTCCGATATACTCTGGGTCGTTGACCACAGCAAAGACCTCTTCGGCTTGTTCCTTGCCAGCATCAACTCGATCGAGGATACCCTCAACTTTTAGCGTCGCACGACAGGCCAGAACGGTCGAGCCGACCATGCCCACGACGCCACCCACAAAGAGAACCTTTGGGGCGTGCTCAGACGCAAGGAGACCTTGTTCTGAGATCTTGCGACTGATCGCGGTTGGAATTAGATTCATTTTTGCTCCTGATCGGAAAATTGCATGTCGACTTCTTCGTTCTTTAGCAAGGAATTACAATTCAGACACTGAACTCGATAATTTCCCACTCGAGAATATCCTCTAGTGCTTTCGCACGTAGGACAAGGCATGGGACGCGTGTCCCCTTCCTCTTCCGGCTTCTCTCCTGACTCAAAAGGGTGCTGGATCACTGTCGCTCTCCTTTGGCGGCTTCTTCGGCTTGTTATGCTCGCGCAAGTAGATAGCAATCACCTGAACGTCAGACATCTTCTGCACCCGTCGCTTCCAGCTTGGGCCGGAATATAGACCAATCACGAACTGACGCTTATTCTCGATATCGTTGGCGGACATAGTCCGACCCCCTTTCTGTTATTTTTTACAGCGGCTACAAAATATGAGGCCGCTTTTGCTGGACACGACGTTCTTACAACCAGGTGTTTTACACGGCTGATATTCTTCTCGTTTTAAATAATGACGAACCATCTGAATATCGGGACGTCGTCTGGGTTGTCTCTTCTTTTTACTCATACAAAGGCCTCTGGTTCAGGCAGGTCAAGAAGAAATCCTCCGTTTCTAAGCTTTACCGCCTTAGCCCCCTTGAGGTTGGTCCAGCCCCACTTCATATCCGTATGAGAACTTTGGATGCCGGTAAGCTCATACAGAACCGATACTTCAACACGGCCATATTTTGACAACAGGTCATACATACGGTCGAGAACTTCTTCTGCTTCTTGGCGTGAAGGAATAATCAGATCGTCAAAATTATGACGAGCTCGAGCCCCTCTTGACAGCATTCTCTGCTGTGGCTGCTGCGTAGCTGCGGTAGTGTTCATACGATTATATGGTGTATGAGGATAATCCACACGGCCATAGCTCGATGGCATTGACGCACCGCCACCGTATCTCGGACGATTACTATCCCCGAAGAACATACGATGAATTGCGTCAGAAATAGTATCAAACAACAGGTCTCTGATTCCGGGAAGAACCACACCCTGAACCACATGCTCTGTCATGCTGCGTGTATCTCCAGGGAGAAAGGTCTCCTTGAATTTATGGCCGAGCCCTCGCTTCCGCCTAACAGCTTCAGCTGAGGTAACCCGCTCGACCTTCTCTCGCGGTTGTTCCGCTCTAGCCCTCTGGCTATTGGCTGGGAAGTCTTCCATTAAAATCCTTTAGATTTGGCAAAAAAGAAAAAGAAAGACACTGGTAATAGTCTTTTATGTCGCAACCAGCAGACGGATTGCCCCTTGCGGGGATCGGCGACAGTTGTCTCTCTCATTATAGGGAGTGTTTTTTACGCGAAGGCAAAATGAGAACCCATGTTTTGGATTCTCATTATAAGGTGACTACTTCTTTCGGTCCTTCAGGGTCCGTCGACTCACTTCCTTCTTCCAGGCAGCGGCATTCAGGAGCTTGCTCAGCGAAGTAAACAGCGCAGCTGCAACTCCGAGAGCCAGCACCGGATTGTCTTCAGCCTGATGCTGAAGGTTGGTGAGGAATCGATCGGTGTCCATAAGGGTCTCCTTAGATAGATATAGGTCTCATTATAGGAGATGAATATAACGCGAAAACAAAATGAGAACCTGCGTATTAGGCAGATCCTCATTTGACCAGCTACTGGGTCTCTGTGGTGTCCTTCTTACCGCGCTTTGCGGCGATGAAGTCGGCAGTCTTGTCGACCATCTTGTCGGTGTAGGGCTTCAGCTTGTCCGAGACGTACCAGCCGATCACGCTGGTCGAGATGTCGACGATCATATCGTCTTCCTCGAACCGCGTGTAATCGGTGATGGCGTCTTCGGCGAGCTGAGCAGCTCTTCCGGCAACAATGGCCTTGACTACGAACTTCGCGACATTGCGCGGGGTAAAATCAGGGCTTTCCATTAGATACTCCTTGTAGGTAGGGTCTTCTATTATAGGAGTAGTTTTTTACGCGAATATAGATAGGTAGCAGGCGGCTGATAAGTCCCTACCGCGCCTATTACTGACATTTTATCCTCACGGTGGAAGCGATTGGATGTACGCCTTCCTGCCTTTACCGGATACTCGACCTATCTAAGATTAAGTGCCTACCCCCAGATCAACCGTACACCGACGAAGGGCACAATTGTCTGGGGGATCGGACTTCCTGAATTAGTAGAGCAGGCCTACTTACTACCCACGGCGGGCAGGTTGTGTATCCCTCCGCAGAGCTTATCCGGCCGCCTAAACTGGCGCCAGTCCGGCTTTCGCTTGCACCCCTCGCCTCTTACCTGGAGGTCGCGGCCGTGAGATGGGATCTATGAACTATAGCTCTGATGGATGTAAATCAGCCCGTACCAGCGAACAATGTTACGGGAACGCTATAGTTATTTGTTTTACTGCCATGAACTGCTGTGTTGTCGAACGCGCTCTTGGGCCCTTTTTGCGCGTTCTATTTTTAGTATGGTATTTGTTAGCAGACCCAACCATACTTTCGACGTCGGTACTTGTACTTGAACGGTAGGGTTCCCGACGAAGTATTCTAGGTCGATTAGCACCTAGATAAGACTTACCCGAGGAGTCGATCCCTCAGGTACCTGGGTCACTACCCCAGGGTTTGCAACAACTTCTGCGACTAACTCAGAAGGTTTGCCGATTACCTTAGCTTAGTACATAAACCTTCGTACAATAAGCGTCAGGACTTACGGCGATGGGCGTGTCCCATCACGTTTTGAAATATAGAGCATAAAAGGGGCGCATGTCGTCGGTTTACCTTACCAGACGGAGCATATCCCTCCACGGAATAGTACCGCATCTGCACCGAGCGTTGCTGTCGTTTAATATAAGACGCTTTAGCCGCCCTATACCCCTTTTATGTGAGACCCCTCTCTAGGAGAGCTTGTAGCGCCCTTCGGCAAGACCGGACTTCAGTTCATCAGAGTCCATTGCCGCCACTTCGTCGGGTGACAGAATTTGAGCGATTGAGTCCTCGTCGGAAGGCCAAGCTGTAGAAATATTAGCATTATTAACGACATCAGGAGCTGTGTCGATCTCCGGCTCGCTTTGATCCACATCTGCCCGCGACTTAATCTCTTCAGCGATCTTATCCAAGTTCTTGGGAATGATACCGGTGACAAACTCGCCAGCAATTTCAGCATCCGTGCACAGATCAAATATGAGCTGAGAATACGCTTCGGACGAAGAGAACTCCGCCCAAATCTCAGAAGACTTGATAAAGCGATCTCCGTCTTTCTTGCCATAAGACCGGCGAATGATGTCCTTAAACTCTGAAAGAATGGCCTTGCCGTCTTCGGAATCGATAACTCGTTGAAGCTTGGCCTGCATGCCGGTGAGCTGTTCGCCGTCTTTCTCGTATGTAGCATTATGCTCCTCCATCTCCATCTCGACCAGATCGGCCTTGGAAATATGGAAGTAATGCTCCTCGCTCACCTCTTCGTCGGTGAACGGGTTGGTATAGGTAATGACTTTCTTTAACAAGATAAAGTTCCTTGGTCTGAATTAGCGTTCTCGATCAAAGAGGCGCGTAGAAGAATAAGGTAGTTGATGTGGTCGGTGATCTTCTCATTCCATACATCAATAGAATATGGCTTGCCGCTTTCGATCATGTCGTAGATGGACACAGTATGTTTTATCATCATCCCACCAATAATTTGCGGAATTCCTCGACCAGCAAGGACCGCCGCCTTTTTGAAATTGGCGAGACGATCTTCGTTAGCGTATTCGGTCGCTTTTAAGACCAGAACATCCCGGACACGCTTGATTTGCGCATCCAGGATGTTCTCAAATTGGTCACGATCCATCTAGTCGATGACCGAACTGCGTCCGGCGTAGACTGCGCGGAACTTGCTAATTGCGACGGCTCCGGTGTATAGAGACACGGACAGGGCAAGGAAGCCCATACCAGTATCACCAGAGATACGACTGAGCGTCCTCGGGTTCACACGACGAGCTGCGCCCATGACATCCTCTCCAGTCTGTTCGAGCTTGTCCAAGGTGTCTCGGGTCTCGTCGACGACGGTGTCAGCCACGTCTTCTGCAACCGCCTTAGCCGCTCGAGCGGCGTTCTTACCGGCCTGCTTTCCCTGTCTAGCCGCACGCTCAGCGAGCTCGGCGGCCTCTCCATTTCGGTCACTCATGTGTCTCTCCTTCGGGGGTCTCGGTTGCCGTCCCATCAACTGCTTCCTCCGACTTTCGCTGCTGCTCCTGCAGTAGATCAACCGCCTGAGCAAGCAAAGCACGAATATCTTCTGAATCGTGCATGGCCTTGGCGTAGCCGAGGGAGAACCCCACGGCTAGAATTACCGCTCCACGGATCACTTCTGTCCCCGGTTCTTAAAGGCGCTCAATCCGAGCAGCACGGTAACAACACCAACACTTGCTCCGACGAGCTTCTTATTCGGGGTCTTCTTAGACTTGGGCCGGATGTCAGTAAGGCGCTTATAGACCGGCTTGTCCTTCTTAAACATACAACTCTCCTTTTTTGGTACAAAATATAATTGGGCGGCGAAACGCACGTGCTCCGCTTTCCCCGGGACTGGGGCGATCGATTTGTAAAATATGAAGTGCCCTCATACCTTTTTGTCGATCCTCATACGCCCAAATTTGGTTTCTCTCCTAATACACCTGGCGGTGGTAGTCCTCGTTCGGGAAGCGAGCAAAGTTGATGGACAAGCATGGCCTGCCATCATCCGCCTGTGTGGTGGTGATATCGAGCTCCAGCATGTTGTCCAGGTTCCAACCAACGTCGTTGGACCAGGTAGTCGGCGGCAGCTCGAGCTCTTCGTAGAAATGCGAAGCTCGGGCATGACCGTGTGAGATGATCTCTTGGTTGGTTGAGTTGGCCGCTCGATTGATCTTCTCCATGGAGCTCTTGAAGTATCGACCAGTAGGCTCGTCAAAGCAGAGAACATCGTCGCCGTTGATGATGACGATCTGCGATGCGCCCGGAGCACGATCTACTCTCTCCTGTGCGAGCTCATCGGCGATCTGCTGCTTCTTCGGACCAGTGATCTTCTCAGCCACCTTGGCCTTGTATTCCTCGAATTGCTTCTGTGACAGACCGTACGCAGCCGCCAGAGCGGCAGCACGCTGAGCCGACATCTTGTTTGCCATGATAATGCTGGCGATTGTTGCTCCGCCGGTGATCACGGGGGGAATATAGATTGACCAGACGAGTTGAATCTTTTCGGTTCTCGTTCGATCACGAAGCTCTTTTTCGTCTTTCCCAACGTCTTGCAACATCGGGTGATCAGCGACAATCTCTGCTGCTTTGTATCCGGCACGACCAGCCAGAACCGCGGTGGTAACTGTGCCGACAACCCCACCGGCAGTGAGGAGCGTTGACGAGTTCTCAGAAACGAAATCCTGAACTCGCTTCTGTGCGTCATTGATGATGTGCATATTTCCTTTCAAAATATAGTGGACTCTACTGAGTCCAGGCGAGAAGTATTGCCCATACCGCAGCGATGCAAATACACGTTGTGACGATGATCGTAATATCCATTCTGCGCTCGTCAAGAACGGCAAGCACTACTCCGATAAACTCTTTCATCGGTGACGCATCTCCCTCACGAATATCCAGATGAGCCAAAACCCACCGGTGATGGCAACCATGAACAAGTCAAATATAAATGCCCAGAAGCCGTAAGGCTTAGGGCAAACTTCGCAATATGTCGTATGACTACGACGCATTACGCTTGATTCCAATCGCATTCGGATGAAATTTAAGCGCGCGATTCTCAGCGTGCTCACGAGAAATGGCTTTAACCTTCACAGTCCGAGTAACGCCGTTCGCGAACTCGATGACAACATTATGGAGCCGCTTAGACGTCTTAGCTTGCACTGACCAAACCTTTCAATAGATGACAAAGAAGAAACCCAACTACAATCTCGCGATTATAGTCGAAGCTGGGATAGCTTCAGTTATGGGTCTCACTATAGGGCATGTTTTTTTCGCGAACTCCAAAAAAGAAAAAGAGGTGCACCGCTAAGGGTGTTGGGATCTCTACAGGGTCGATCCGGCCTCTTCGTATAATGGGAGGAATTTTCCGCGAGCTAATATCTGAACTGGTTTGTTTACGAATCCGGGTCAAAAAGCCACTTAGACGCATTGGCCAGCTCTCGGCAAATCCAGTCGATCGTGGGGTTCATGACTAAATTTGCTTCTGCGCACTGATGGATGTTTTTTGGATCGCTGACCCAAGCCATCATCTTGCGCATTAAGTATTCATTGTTATCTCCAACAATCCAGTTCTCGATAGTCCACTCACCATCTATCGCAGCTCGTTCCTGAACTAGACGAACGAGATCATCGTCCTTCACCTCTATGAGGGTAGTGGCGTAGTCCCCCTCTAACCCGCGGTAAATACCGGGATACCAGATGGTCTGCTCTTCGGAAATGGGCATGGGTCTCCTATCTTGAGTATAAATATAGGCCTGCTGGGACTCGAACCCAGATCTGACAGATTATGAGTCTGCTGCTCTGACCAATTGAGCTACAGGCCCAAAAGATCTAGTCTTGTAGTTCCATTTTGATAATGGAGCCAAAACCGTCCGGTCCACTCCACCGTACGTTGTCTTTGGTACGCCATTTGTCAAAATACTTACCGCCTGAGAAAGCGTTCTTAGCTCCGTCAAGTGTTAAATGGACTGAAATAGGAGCACCCGTGGGTGCCGACCAATCCGGTTTTTGGTTTGTCAGAATATAAACGTCCATTTGGACTTACCTTTCTTATCTTAAAATATGATGACAGAAAAAAGAAATCGCCAGTTGTAAATATAATCTCGAAGGGAAGACTATAGTATAGGCGGTTCAAAACCTTTCGGTTTCTCCTCTATTATAGGACATGTTTTTTACGCGAATTGCAGGGAAAAATGCGAACCCAGGTTTTGGATTCGCACTTTGAACTAGACCATGTCCTGCCAGTCGTACTCCATTGGGTTGAAGAACTCTTCGTCGAGTCCCTTCAGCTTGATGAAGGCGATCGCCTCCTTGTACGTCTCGTTGTCGAGGTTGCGTGCGATGACGCTACCGGCGATGATGCCAGCTGCGACGCCGTAACGGCCTCGACGAACGTAGACGTGGGAAGCGATCCTCTTCGGGGCTGAAGCGATCTGCTTGATCTTCTTGGTCATGGGGTCTCCTTTTGGATGTGGTTGGATTCTATTATAGGAGATAAAATATGCGCGAAGACAAAACCAAAGCCCCCGAAGGGGCAATGGCTTTTAGATCTCTTTTAAAGCGATGAGGAATGGGCTTGTGTTGGCCATGTCGTAGCGCTTGAACATCTCGCTCTTGGTCAGAATCTGAGTGGTGATCTCTTTCCCGTCCCGTGACACGCCAAATACCAAATAGTATTTACCGGTCGGGGTCTTAGGGAAGGATCCGTCATTCAGGAATCTGAGCAGCGGGAGGTCGGTCTTCGCCACTTCCAAAGCATACCACTTCGTCATAACATCTCCTTATATAGTGGGTCTCATTATAGGAGATGAAATATGCGCGAGTTTCGCGTATCAGTATCTTTTAGTTTGTGGAAAATGTCCCCCGGGATTTTTTTAAAGCAAAAAAAGAGAGACCATGTATTTAACACGATCTCCCTTTTTGATCCTTTTTCGGGCGGTACTAAAGTCTCGGCTTTATCACGTTGCGAAGTGCGGTTTGCGATTTGATCACATTCTCACGCTCGTAGCGGGCGAGCCAGAGGATGCCGAAGATGTTGGCACCGACGACGAGCACAGTGTCCCAGCTGAGAGGCCTCAGTCCTTCATCAGACTTGAGCTTCTCCAGCTGAGCTATGCGCGCGACGACGTTGTTATAATCTTCTGGGCTATCTCTGAGCTCCTCCAGCTTGTCGAACTGAGCTGCGATCTCTCGATCCAGCTTCGCGTTGTTTGGGCTCTTAACGAACATACAGCTCCTTAGTTAGGGTCTCATTATAGGCGACGTTTTGCCCGCGAACACTAACTAGAAGGAGCTTTTTTAACCTTAAATCTCACTTCTTTTTTAGTACCAATCTTGTCCATGTCAACAACATTGCTGTCAATAGAGAAGACATGTTTACCGTCTGGATGTACGATTAACTCTCCGCCATCCTCAATGGTTTTTTGAAAATTCGTCTGAGAGATACCGAGAATGAGCCCTAAGAACAAATCTACCGCGGTTATAGTGCCGATCACTTGCTGGCCATTTGGGAGATTCCAAATACCAGCCAAAGTGAAATATAGGGTAGCAATAGCAGGCAAAATCACCTGTGCGACCCACTTAAGCATGTCGTATAACTTACCTGTGATCATATACTCTCCTATTTTGAACTTAGCCAAAGTTGCTTATTACGGAAACCAACTTGCCGCTGGATAACGCTTTACGCAATTCTCTCTAGCTCGAAATTTAAGCCCATTATTGGTCGTTTGGATATGAGAAAGAAGTCTATCCCTCGCTGGACTGACAATAGTCGGAGCTCGGCCTTCTGCTTCATGAAAGATACCGACAATATCCTCGTTGAGGATTACGGCAGCGATCCGGTCTTGTTTGTCTCGCTCACAGCCTATCCGAGCTGCGTTCACTACGCTTTGACGACCGTCATGCTCTGTAACTAACACATAAACAACTAACATCATTACTGAAACTAGACAAAAGACAACCAGACGCGAAACCCGATTAGCCGTGTTTTCCGTATCTATAATCTTCTTAGCAATTTCTGTTCTGCGCTCGTCGCCCGAGCGCCGGTTGAGTTCGGATTTAGTCATGTATCGCGTTTCCATAAGTCGATGAAAAGAATCATGGTTATAACCGTTGGCACGTACCAAAGGACAACGTCGGCGGCAAGATCCCTTTCCCAAAGCACGAGAAATCCAAAGATCATCGAAATAAAAACGATTGCTAAACTTAAATGCAAACGTGTTCTGGGTGTCATTTGGTTAATCGCCCCGTCTCCTTTGCCGCCGGTTGTTTATTTTCAGAAATCTCCTTTAATACGTCTAATCCTTGGCCAACTCCTGCCACCGCTCCAAAAAACGGTAAGAAAGCTAATTCTACTCTTCCGGTAGCTGCCCAGAAAGCAACCACGAACACGATGCCGAAAAGACCAATCAGCTTAAGGAGGAATGCTAAAAATCTAGACCAAGAATCATAAGTCTGCTTGTTCACATTGCCCTCCTTTCCCCGAAATGTTGAATACACCAGTTCATTCTTTTATCCTAAGAGTGAAATGGCCGGATACGTTGTTGGCATCAGAACTATGATCCGACGCATCAATGGTAATCAGATCGCCATCAGCAAGAGTAATAGGCAAATCCGATATGTCAATATAGTCACCATTGAGAAGAAAGTCTAAGCTACACGAGCCTTCGTCTGGTCCAGTTTGACTTATATCTACGAGTTGTTTGGTTTCACCCTTTTTAACTTTTATTTTATGTGGCGATAACACACCAAGCGTCGCGGGTAATTTACCATTGATAGAAAAGGTATGATCAACATACGTAGATTTCGGATAGTTTATTTCGTGCGAGCTACTGGTATACTGGGCTGCAGTAGTTATAGGGGCAAGAGTAGGATAAGCTCTAGTTCCAGTGTCGTCTACCGATCGAATGAACTCGTTTACTTGCTTTTCAGTCACGCTATACGGGATGTTAGGAGTAAGGCCGCTGGTAACAGAGACTTTATCGCCCAATTTGTAATGTACCCCATATGTATATGTATCAGACACAACTTCACCATCTATGACATGCCCTCGTAACCGCTGAGCCTTGTTGAACTCCCCTATAGCAAGTCTCTGCATCTCTTGTAACAGAACATCTGACTTTTCTGCCTTGGTTAAAGAAGACCAATCATCCCGGGTATCTCCTGGGTAATATCGCCAAAGCTGATCTCGTAGATATTCAACGGTTAATTTCTCGCTATCGGCCTCCTTGATTCGTATCTCAAGGGGCGGTTTTTGCAAACTAGCTAAGGAGATCAAGAAATCGTTGTGTCCAACAGACGGCCTATATCCATACATTACCGTAGAAACGCCATCACCAATACTTCCCTCTTTGGTGAAGTGCTCGGGAACTCTAACGACCATGGCCGAAACGTCTGCGGTAGCGTCATAGGCCTCTTGGACGTCAATCAAATTGTCGTCTTCCGGAGAAAAACGTACCTCAACGCTTCCCAACGTGTCCGTAGTGCTTCGGTTTACCGAGGTTCTGCTGCCCCAAGCAAACTTGTACGTGCCTGGCCCGTTTGCTTCATTACTAAGGTCTTCAACGCGTTTGATGTAAATATCGACATTGTATCGATGAGCAAGGCGAAGTAATAAGTCGTGACCATACTCTCGGTCGATCACTTTGCCATCTACTGTACTGCCGTCGTCGGCTTGATCGAGCTCTGTCGTCGAAACAAAGAACCCAGGAAACTCAAGAGCCGCATCATCATTCTGCAGTAAATGAACAAAATGTATAAGCGTATCTCCGGTAGACCCCTCATAGAAATAGACGGCTGAGGGGTCTTCGCCATCATAGTCTTTCGGACTAAGACTTATTTCATTAAAAAACGTTTCGATAGTTCGTCCAGTAATCGTAAGAGAACCATCTGCCCGTTCTATTCCCTCAATGAGCATGGGAAACTCGGAATCCCCATTCTCGATCACGGTTCCGCCACGTAATAATGCTGCGTGAGGATTAACTTCGGCGAGAACCAGAGTAAAGTCTCCCGCTTCAATAAATCTTTCCGTCCAGACACACGATTCATACTCTTCGATGACCGCGATTCTATCAAACGTAATTGGATCAAGAGGATAAAGTAACATCAGATTGACCCATATTCATCATACCAGTAAGCCGTCCAGTCCATTGGGTGGACTCCTTGGGCCCAGTAATCAATAGCGACGCTAAATTTACTGGTACCAGGATACAGCTTAGGCCAAGTCGAATCGCTAGTCATCCCTCGCATAGCATTTCTGACCGCACCCGTTGACGGAGTGTAAATATAAACGCTCTTCTTACCTAAACGAGTATCAATCCAGAACTCTTCGCCAGGTTGCATAGGGTCTGGCAAATCTGAAGTTTGCGCGTTTATATGCAATCGGTTTATGGTATGAAATACCCCAGGAGTTGCCGTAGCAATTTTTGTTTCGTAAATTACATCATTAGCAAACAAATCCTCATGACCAACAAGAGGAATAAGTCTAACGGCAATACCTGTTTCACGATTACCTAAGTTTGTTAAATCAGTCAGATCCGGGTCGTGATCGGTAACACCAGTAGCTAACGACATTGTCGTTGAACGGAAATTCGGTTTGGGACAGATTATCGAAAGGGTGCATTCCGAATCTGAAGCGAACATATCGCTTTCTTCGGTCTCTAAATATCCTTCAATGTCTACCGAAGCCCCATCATCAAATATAAATCGAAGTAAGGATGTGGTACTACCAACAGTATAAAAAGTTCTAATCAGCTCGTTACGAGCGGCGGCAACATCATGCCCACGAGATTCGAAACCAAAATGCAAGACAATATTTCTCTTACCACGCTGTCTTCCGACAAAATACTCACCCGAACCATTACCAAACGCCTTGGTGATAATATTGTCGTCTACCGGACCTAGCCCATCGATATGATCGATAAACATACCGTTCTCACCAGGAGACAACACAGGCATTACGTAACCGGCTAGGCCCAAATCAGGCGGGCCGAAATTGACTACTTGAGTTAACACAATATTGCCTCCTTTCTTTTACGATTGAGTGTAAATCGAACTCGTAGCCTTTCACAACTACCCAATCGGAATCTCAATTGCGGTATAGTTTGCAAAACCTCCCTCAACGCCCACCCAGTACCGACCACCAGCGGGAACGAAAAAACTCACGATATCACGTGTTGGGCCTCCGTTACCGACTGCAAAAATGTTTCCGTATCCAACATCCGATGACTCTGACATCGCCAAGGTCATCGCCAACCCTCCGCAGTAAATATAGACCATCACTGGCTTATCGCCCACATCAAAACGATCCGTGCCATTTACTTGTCCTGTCGCTGCTGGATCCGGATAGCTAGGATCGCCAACCGTTAACGCTCCACCACCAGAAGAAACTAAAGATGCACCCTGCTTATCAACAATATCCCCGTCAACCTGAATGCCGCCTTTGAAATGTGCTTTATGATTCACGTAAACACCTCCTCTCGGCTTAGACCCGCTCAGCCCCCCGAAGAATGTTTGTTAGAAAACATCCCCCGGGGTTTTTGAGCTTTTTCAATTCTTTGCGTGATGCTTTCGCATCTCTTTCTTTATCTTAGAGAGCTGATTCTGTGTCCGTCGATAGATCTCGCGTTCAGACAACGCCTCCGGAGAGTGGTTGTTCTGTACGAAACTGACCGAGGGGGTCGCCGCCTTCTTAGGTGCTTCGGCACGCACTTTAGCCGCAAGTTCTGTCTGGGCCAATATAGCCCGGGCATGACGAAGTGTAGCGTCAGCAGATAGTCCAGTCGGAGCCACCATGCGCGGCATTTTCTTAGCTTCTTTGTGAACCGAACTTAGATCCAGAACTGGAGTGATCGTTGGTTGTAGATTTCTAAGGTCGGGGAATGCCGATTTAACTGCCTCAATTGACGATTTAACTGCTCTAGTGCTCTTCTTTGGTGGCGGCAATTTGCCTAAACCAGATGGTGGCTTAAATGGGCTTATCGGCTTCGAAGGAAGGTTAAGAAGTCTATTATCAGCCTTATCTGGAGAATCTAGATTTAGATGAAAGAAATCCTTAATCGGTCCAGGCAAGAAACTCAATGCGTGCTTTACCTTATCAAGCAGCATTTTCGGTAATCTAGCCAGACCGGAAATAATTCCTTCAGCAATTGCTATACCAACATTAAACACAGCACCTATAAATTCAGGCTCTCGTTTCCTAACCACCTTAGCCAGTCGATTGATCATCCGGATTACTCCAGTGGCCACCTTATCGACTTGCCTAGGAATTTCGGCGACTACATTATTAATAAATGTAGTCGCGGTATCAAATGCTGCCTTAATAACATGGAAAGCCGCTTCGCCAATACCCTGACTTATAAGAGCGAGCATCATGCCGCCAGCTCTAATCAAATCGGCTGTCCCGTTGCCAATACCGATGATAAGCTGCGAAACAATATCCAGACCCTTGGTTGCTATCTCGGAAATATGCTTAGCAAAACCCTCTAAGAACTTAACTATTAGATTAGCCCCAGCATCAACAAGCTGAGGCGCTCCATCAGCAAAGGCCTTTAAGAATTTCGTCAATATGCTTAGCGCACGAGTAGTAACCTCGTCTATGTTCTTATCGAGACCGCGTAACAACCCAAGAATAAGACCGAAACCCGCGGCAACGATACGCGGGGTTTCCTTGATGATCAAGTTGGTAAACGCGCCGATAAAGATAGCGATCGCGTGGGCAAACTTCGGTACTTCTTTGATCACCAAAGCAATAAGCATGGTAATAATCTCGCCAAGTGCTTTGATCAACGGCGGAGCAAGTTTAACTATACTATCTGCTATATCAACAAGCCCCTTGACAAATTCGATGATGATCTTAGGAATAAGTGCGATAAACGCTGTAAAGGAAGCCAAGAAAATGGCTAAGCCTTTTCCAGAATCACTTAGCAAAGCAAATCCGCTGGCCATGAGCTTGACTCCAGCTCCGACAGCAAGAACGCCTACGCCAAGAATAGCTAATGCCACACCCAGAGCAATAAGCGCTGGAGCTGCGACAAGACCGGTAACGCCAATTACCACCATAGAGGCCGCAATTACCAATAAGCCCTTACCAATCGTTCCCCACTTAAGATTGCCCAGAACGGCCAACGTCGGCGCAAATATAGCTAACGCCCCAGCGGCCACCAATAACGCGGCAGCACCAGGAAGTGAGCCACTCATCAGCGTAAGCCCAAGAGCAAGAACGCCTAAGGCCGCTCCTATAGCAATAATACCCTTAGCCAGAGTACCGATCTTCATGTGGCCTAAGATAGCAATCACACCGGAGAGAGACGTTAAAGCAACGCCCAAGATAATAAGACCCGCCGCTGTAATCGGCAGCGTAATCGGCATTAAACTCATAGCCAACCCAATAGCTACCAAAGATCCAGCAATAGCCGCGACGCCCTTAGCAAGATCCTCCCACTTCATCGTGGCAAATATCTTCATCGATGCCGCCAGAATATTTAGAGCAATTGACACGGCAATAAGACCCGGCCCAATCAACAACGTTTGTGGGCCTAGAAGTTTCATTCCGACACCAATAGCTATCAAACCACCAGCGACTCCAGCGAGACCTTTGGCTATATCAACCCATTGCATCGTAGCAAATATCTTCATTGCCCCAGCAATAATTACTAGCGCAGCGCCCACAGCAATCAACCCTGTGCTGGTGAGAACAAGAGTGGGACTAGCTTTCGACAACGGTTGAACCGCTATAGAAAGCCCAAAGAGAAGGCCGGTAACCCCAGCTAATCCTTTGCCAATCTGTTGCCAATCCATCTGTGCCATAATCAACATTGTCGTCGTCAATATACCAAGGGCCGTAGCCAATAAAATCATTGCCGCGGCAATAACGGGCAATTTAGCAAACCCAACACCCTTACCAGAAGTCCGACCCAGAATGTACATAGCTCCGACAAGCTGGCCTAAACCTATAGACATGGCGGTCATTGATGAAGCAATTTTCTTATCGTCTATTTTGGCTAAGATCGCCACAGAGATAGCCAGAAGCCCAACGGCTGCGGCAATCTCCAACAAAGTAGCTGCCTGAACGGCTCGCTGCATAGACGTAAGCGAAGTCGTCATGATACCCAAAGCCTTAGAAAGTCCACCCACTTCGGCTTTAAAGTTAAATCCAACTCCTCCGCCAATAGCTTTCTTAATGGCCAGGAATATACCACCAATAAGGCCTACTTGCACGCCAGCCAGCAACTTATCAACATTACCAGAATTAAAGGCATTGGCAATAAGATGGCCTACTTTGGACAGCCCATCGCCCACGGCTTGGATAACCGGATGGAGGAACTTGGCAACGGTCTTTAAGATCGCGGTCAATCCAGACCACGCTTTTTGCGCCACCTGAGCCAGTCTTGCTGTGGGATCTAGTGCCGTGTTTAACTTGTTCAGAGAATCGGCGGTATTACTTCCGATATCGGAATTAAAGAATTTGCCCAACGCATGAAGTAGTCCAGATATGAGCTTCGCTGGCGCAGCAAGCACCGTAGCAAGAGTGGCAAAGAATTTCTTAAGCCTATCACCTTGTGTAAGCCAATCTCGAAACACTACCAGAGCATCTCCGACAGTAGCGGTAAACGATAAAAATCCTCCGGCGCCATGTCCAAGAGTTCCGAACATATGAAGAAAAGCCCCGACGATTCCCGAGATGATTTTACGTCCAACATCAAGAAGAGCAAAGAAACCTCGAAAAGTTCTTCGCAAATTATCCGCAGTTTTAGGTCCTATTTTGAGCCTCTCCATAAGATCATGGAATCTCTTGGTAATAGAGAAAAGCTGCCTTGCCGTAGTCGGAGGAAAGATGTCTCGGAAAGCGGCCTTAATCGGTTTGATGATCGCTCCGATGTCTTTAGCACCTTGTTTAAGTGCGTCGAGCAGCTGAATCCGACCGCCCAACTTCACCCAACCTTGAAGCACCCGGTTCATGGCATAAATCGGCTTAGTAAGAGCGTTCTGTACAACATTATGCAATTTCGAAAACAGTTTTCGTGCCTCGAAAATGTTACCAAAGATCGTCTTGAAGATTGTGGCCCATGCGCTAGCAACCTCTTCTTTGAGTGCTTGCATGAGCTGCGTGATCGTCTTGATCTTCGTCGCCGCGTCGGTCGCTACCTTGCCCTGCTTCTGGATATCGCCAATCTGGGCGTCGGTAAAGCCTTGCGCTTTAAGCTGTGCTTTTGACATATCGCCAGTAAACTGCTTAAGTGTGTTGGTTAACACTTCAGAAGTAAGCCATGAATTCTTACCAGGCTTTGACTGGATCGACTGCCTAAACGTTAAGCCTTGGACATTGAGCTTCTTCATCGGCCCAACCATCTTGACCGAACCGTCCTTCAGCGTACCCATGGCGACAGCGGTATTAGCCAATGCCTTCTGGAATACTTTACCGCCAATACCAGCGTTGACCACCGAGTTCCAGTCCTGAAGATTGACTCGACCTGCGGCAATAGCCTGTGATAGCTGATACATTGCCGAAGATGCTTGCTGCGAAGTTGACCCAGAAAGGGCGGCCAAGTTGGCTATACCCTTAATGGATCCAACAGCAGTCTTAAGATCAACACCAGCCGCGGTGAACGTACCGATGTTTCTAGCCATCTCGGAGAAGTTATAAACGGTCTTGTTAGCGTACGTATTCAGATTGTTCAGAGCCTTCTGAACCTGGCCTAACCCCTTCTTACCGGTCAATCCGGTGTTGGCCATGATCGTCTGAACCGCGTTAATCTGGGTTTCGTAGTTATGGAAACCCTCCATAACCGGAGCTAACGTCAAAGACTTGAGAACTTGTGTTCCTGTAGCGATAGCTCGTGTAGCAATATTACCTAACGCAACCGCGGCGGCACCACGAAGAATTGAGAACTTCGCGGTTACAGAATCCAGTGCGCCGGTAAGATTAGATAAAGTTATTCTACCCGAAGATCGTTCTATCTCTCCAAAACCTCTTGCCGCATCACTACCAACCTGCGCGCTTTCTGATCGAATCCTACCCAATGCAGAAAGAGGCTGCGACAAAGTGACTTTGCCACCAGCTTTCTCAATATCGCTCATCCCTTTGGATGCACCACTGCCTGCGCCAAATAAGCGAGTCTTCAGTTTGTCCAGAGCAGACATCGGCTGGGTTAAAGTGACCTTGTTTGCCGATTTCTCTATGTCTGCGAGCGAATTCTTAGCTCCAACTTTCTGCAACGCTGACTCTAACTTATCAAGAGTTCGCATAGTTTCATTAACTGCTGATTCAAACTTGCGATTCTCAAAGGCAATAGAAACAATTCGTTCGTCAATGCTCGGCATTACTTGGTCACCTCCTTCCACATTTCCGTTGCTATCTGGTCAAATATAGGCTGTAAGGCTGGGTTTATGTAATCTCGTCCCTCAACGTACCCACCATTGCGAGTACCATGTCCGTATTGAAGTAATACGGCAATCGGTGTTTTTCTTGGAACGTCGAGATTTGAGTTAAACCAATGAATGGCAAAATATCCGGGTTTATTAACTATCTCGTAAGACCACGAATTAGCGGTTTGTGTCGAATCTTCCGGAGTGGCCGTTTTCAAAGCAGCTACTCCTTTCGCACCATAACGTTCAAGTCCTCGGAATTGTTCTCGTCTTTGCATTCTGTGCAAAAACGTTTGCGTTTTGTTAAACGATCCTTTGACTTGAACTTTGATCATGGAATTAATCCAGTTGGATCTGGAATAAATGGTGCAGTAGCATCTGTACCATATAGCTGATCCTCAAGGGTGGCTAAGAACCCAGGATCGACCTCTCGCGAATCTATAGATACGTGCGTAATAGGATAGTTGTTCTTGACATAACGCTCTGTAGCGTTGATAGTCCAAGAAAAAGTCGTTGGTTCTATAGTTTCGCCTAATGTCTTGTGCTCAACGTCATCAAAACTAGCTTTAAGATAATAAAGTAAATGTATTACATACCCATGATCTGTTCCGTCATTCGAATCACCAATTTTTGTTCGATACGTCATATGAAAATCGGCGGACAAAAGATTATGCACATTTATTCCTGGAGCCCATGAAACCGCACCAGCAAGCGCCTCAATGAACGGTGGATAAGTAATTGCTTCAATTTTTCCACTGTATTCCGAATGGACAATTCGAGTAAGCGCCGTGCGTCCTTCGTAATAGTATTTCTTTAGTTCTAATTGTTCCGAGTCGGTAACCGAAATCAGGCCATTCCAAACCGCGGCAAACGCATTATCGGGAGGAAGATAGATGACGCCGCGATCGACACCAGCAAAGTACACTCGTTCTTCTATATTGTCCCAGACAACTCTCGTCATGCATCCTCCTTTCTACCCCTTAGTTCCAAGTTGGGCTTTGCGCCGTTCGTTTAACTCCTTATTTCGACGAGCTATCTCGGCACGACTCATCTTCTGTGGCGTTTCTTGCTTAAGATTGCAAATTCGAATTAGAGTAAACAAACGATTTAAATGCCATGTTTCGCATTCAATAGGAATCTTAAACGCCGTCATCCAGTAATAAATCAACTCAGATGTAACAATCTCTGAATTGCGTGGCCTAGGAGCTCCAGGGTACTCAGAGAACCAAGTTGCTGTCATCTTTTTAGAGATATAGTTTTCTATCTCGGCATAATTTTCAGACGATAGACTATCTAGAAAATCCTCCGGGGGATTTTTGGTCAAAAGCATACATTCGACATAGGAAGTAATTTCTTCCGCAGTCTTTTCACCTTCGCCAAGAAAAGGTGTTTCGTGAATTGCCTCCCATTTTGAAAGAGAAACCAAGGAATGCTCGAGCTGAAGTGTAAATCCGCCTTGTTTTGTAAACGCTTGTGTTTCTTCATTATAGGCTTCGGTAGCGCCAAGCACTAAAGTAAGCATTCCCTGGTCTCCTTTCATCCATCTTATGCGGTGGTCCGGTTACGATGCCTTCCAAAAATTGGCAAACAGCCCCGGAGAGTAAGGGCCTATGAGCGCAATTCTTCCCCGGACTCTTACCCGGAAGTCTCGACCGCATTTCACTCAATTCCCTACGGACGCTCGAACGTCCACGTATCGTCGCCAACGAGGTTGAATCCATCCTGCGCAACGGCCTCGACCTCGGCAGTCGCACCCGCCGCAATTGCGGGCTGTGCTCCAGCTGCCCGATTGGCACCATTGACCTTCCACTGCACGCCAGCGACAACAGGCAGGGTAATAACGCCCGTGCCCTCCACAAACGTCGGCTGATTGGCCAGAGGCCTCAGATCAACGTCGACCTCACCAGTAGTAAACAGCGTGATAATCTCGTCCGGCAGAGGTAGACGCGGATCATCCGCATCCGTCCCCCACAGGATATCCTGTAGTGCAGACAGCTTGTCCGCAGGCACCTTGGTGGAATCAATGACCAGAAGCGCCGTAGGCTTGTGGTCAGCGACCGAAACCGGAGTCGTGGAGATCGCCCACGAAAACGCAATAGCCGCAGGGGAATCGTTGATCGTGCCATAAGCCTTCTCGGACGGAGAAGCCAGCGCGCCATACACGAGATGGAGCTTGTAACCATGCTCCGTACCATCCAGATCGTTACCAACACGCGACCGGTAAGACAGGCCGAAGGCTCGACGACCCTGCTGACCGAGAAAGACGCCGGGTGACGGCTCGATCGTCCCGTCGCACTGCCCGAACTCGTCCGGATAGGTAAAGGCCTCAACCGTGCCGCCGAACGTCTCAGCGGACAGAAGGTTAAGGTACTTGATGTTGTCTGCATACTGCGGGTTGGAATCTGCACCAGCGGGAGACTCGGTGACGGTCGTCAGACCATTCCACGCATGTCCCTCGTTGTATTCTCCGGTATTGTCCGGAAGATAAAGGACACCGCGATCAACGCCTGTCTCATACAGACGCTCACCGACGTCGTCCCAGGTAAGGACTGTCATTCGTTTTTATCGCCTTTCTCAGAAGAAGAGAGTGAAAACAAAGTGATTAAGATTCTCTGCCGAATAGAATCGATTAAACGAACAACATGGCAGATCCTCCACTTTGTCAGGAAGTTCGCTATCGGGATCACGGTCGATAACCGTTACTAAATATCTTTTAGTGCGCGAATAGGGAAGATTATCAGCAAATTCAGAATGAGAATTATCTCTATTATACAGAATACAAGGATATTGCATCTGAGAATTTGTCGGTGCCTGATAATATACATTTGGGTCAGGACCCATTAAGCTTTCGAAAAGCGTTTGTAGCTCAAGGCGTGAACCCATTATACACCTCCCCCAAACGTAAGAGGAGACGGGGGCGCTGGACTTCCACATCTGACACAGTCCAACGTACCCCCGCCCACTCAATATAACGAATGGCGAAGAAATGCACATGAGCATATGCATCAGCCACAATACTGATCGAATTACCGAGGGAGAGATCCGGATTTACCTGATCACCAGCGTTGAGCAGTCTTCTATTTTGGACAATGTCGCCATAATAGACTCGCTCGACGATGGTTTCCTCATGCACACCAGGTGCTGTTTCCGTGGTCTGAGCGTATCCGATCTTACCGTGAAACTTCGCCATCAGATTATCGTCTAGCTTACGCCGGAACGACGCCGCGGAACGTCCACTCGTCCTCGACGTTGTTGCGGAAGTAATACCCGGCGTTCGACACAGCGTAGATCGTCTCGTCGACGCCCGGAGCGATGGTGTACGGGGAACCCGCCGCAGTGACAGCGGAGTTATCCGACGAACGGCGATACGTGACACCGGCGGTATCCGTAATCGTGACATGCGACGTGTCAGGATCGAACGCCGGAGCTGTCGGGGTCACTAACGTAGCCCCGGCAGCGGCCTGGCGAATGACAATCGCCGACCGGATCTTGGTCAGCGCTCCAGAGGAGCGCGTCTCCAGCAGGTACTTGTACTGGTTGTAATCGATGTCGAAGTCATCGAACATCGAGACCTCGCCACCGCGATCGGCACCCAGCGTGTAATCCTGCAGATTGACAATGATGCCAACCAAATCGACCTCATCCTCCATGGGCTCGACCACGACAATCTTGCTGACACCCAGCTCGGAAGCCAGCTCAGAGGCGGTGCGGTAGAAGCGACGGCCCATCGCGTCACGGGCCAGCAGCATCTGCGTCATAGTCGGCAGAGTCGTGAAGAACGTCGGAACGCCCGAGCCCTTGTAGAACTGCATGGACGCCAGGACCTCGTCGACAACTCCAGTGTCCTTGAGATCGCCATCGACATCGATGAACACCGTTGCCGCGTAGAGGTCGTCGTCATGGAGAATCGAGCGAAGGCCTGCGCCCTCGTTCGACCCGGCCGGATCCTTGACCTTGTCCGCGTCATCTGCCGCTCGCCCATCGCCGATGAGAACCGCACGCGCGAGCTCTTCCTCGAGCATGAGACGCATCTCGCCCTTCAGCCACAGGACGACATCGAAATCGGTGATGTCGAGGATATCGTCGCGATCGAGCTGCTGCTTCTTGTAGACCGTCGACGGGGTGGTGACGCGGCGGGTGAGCCCGAAGAACTCCTCCTTCTTTAACGTGCCCTTGATGTAGCCACGCGCGCGAGCCTCTTCGTGCGTTAGATCGGCCACGAGCGACTTGATCCGAGAGAACGGGCTCTTGCGAACGCTGTTCAGAACCTCAGAGACCCACTCGGTGCGCCGTTTGTCGAAGTCCGGCGTATCCGTGATGTTACGGGCATCCGGGAACAGGACATCGATATTGTCGATACCGTGCGCAAACGCATAGTGCTCAACGGCCTGTTTTAAGGAGCCTCGCTGAACAGCGTCTGCCGCGATCTCCTGCATTGCGTCGTGGGAGAGCACGTGCTTAGGCTCCGTCGTCGAGCCGCCCTCCTTCTCGAAGACGTTACGTCCCATGTTCTTATCGTCCTTTTCCTCGTGAGTGACAGACGCCTCCGAATCGGAGGTATCGGTCTCGGTTTTGGTATCGGTATCGGAAGTGGTAACGCTCTCAAGCGCAGCCCCAACCATGTAGTGAACAACTTCCTTCTGCTCGTCGGAAAACGAGTTATAGACATCGTTGAACGTAGACTCATCCGACGTAGCGTCCGCAGATGCAGACTCTTCTGCGGGGGGAGCCGTCTCCGAAGTGGACGACGAACTATTACCATGCTCTATTTCAAGACCCGTGTAGATAATGGCTTCATCCACATGAATCTCTTCCTCACCATCGGCGTGAACGATGGAGATATTGTCAATCAAGGCTCCAGGATTGGCACCAGCCAGAACCAGCGAAACCTCGCGAATAACTCCGTGCGAAACCTGCTTTGCGCGCTCGACGAGCGAGTTGGCAAAGATAGACAGCGCGGAAATATCTCCGTGCTGAACCAGAACCTTCGCGTTAGTTGCCTGCTTGGTCTCATTGAAAAACCCATCAGCATACACGCCGTCAGATCGATTATGTAAAATCGCATGCCCAAGGACGTTTTCCGGAGACCCATGTCCGTGCTGCCAGACAAGCGGGACTCGCTGAGCATCCTGATGCTCGAAAGAGCCCGGCAGAATCGTGCGTCCGTCAGTACACCTAAGGCCGAATTTGGTGGCCCAGCCGCTGAAATCCGGCTCCTGAGTACTGTCGGAGTGCATCAGACTATTCTCCGGCGAAGAGTCACCGAAGTCCAGTCGGGATGTATCTCCCATTTTGAATGTTCCTTTCGTATGTTATGGCGCTTCGGCGCTCTCAGAGCGCAGCTAATTTTTGCTTGGCCACTTGAATCTGACCGCGAACCCTTATTGCCAAATTTTTAAGTTCAGAAAGAGAATGCTTATGCGTTGCCGCGGAAGCACTACCAGAAGCACTACCGGAAGCAGACTTACCAGATTTAGTATGATTTTGTCTAGCTTTAGTCTTCAGCGCTTGCTTGTGCTTATCACGATATTGTTTGTTATCGCGTTTGATCTTAGCTTTTTCCGCGGCAGTTTTCGGCTTGAGATGCTCTTTGGCTGCCCGCTCTTTTCTAGCCTTATGCTTACGATTTGTGGACGCTTCTTCTTGTTCCCGCTGTTTAATCAAAGCATCCAATTTCTGCAATTTAACTTGCAGAGTATTAATCAAAGCAGACAACGCTTTACGTTGATGAGCTCGATGATTAACGGTAGCTTTAGCTTGTTTATGCTTCGGTGTTGGCACCGCTTCTAGCACGGCGGGCTTTCGACCTTTTAACTGCCGCGTTCTAAGGTAATACTCATGTGCCTTTGCCGGATCATACTGATGAATCAATTCTTCGCGTTCGAGATCGGTAAGAGGCTTCATTATCCACCTGCCAAAGCTGCATCAACTTCCGCATTGGTGTTACCCAAATCATTGATCAATGTAGCAGCACCAGGATCAGCTGCCTGATTAGCGACACCAGACGGATCGGTCTGTGTGCCAAGATCCACTCCGGTCTTAGCTTGCGGCATATTAGCGTTGATCAACGCATCGGCCTTAGGCTCCGGACGTGGCTTCATACCAATTGCTTGGCGAATCTCGTTCGACGAAGTAATCTCGTTACGAGAGAATTTATCAGCGATGTCAGCAATCCCACCGATGCCGCCAATCGGGACAAACTTAAACGGATCTCGGAAATACATAATAGACTGACCCTGAGTTCTCGCCGTCTGTGTAAGAAACTTACGCCGAATCTCTTCAACCATAGCATCAAGAAGCGGTTCGACCGTGCGAGCGTTATAATTAAGCATAACTTTCTCATCCGCCGTACCGTTCATAATTTCGGGTGTAAGACCAAGTTGCGAATATAACAAATTTGTTAAATACTCGACTTGATGCATAAGATTGTTCTCGACTGGTCGGTTCAGCTGCGTAATCTTCTCAGTCGCGTCCGAATAAGCAATACCGTATTTGCTGCCTTTGAGCTGAAACTCGATATCGGATCGTCGCTGTTCTGCTTGCTGTCGTTTGGATTCCGATTTGATCACGTAGGGAAGTTGAATGATAATGTCCAACTTACCAGACGCAGATTGATCATCTACGTCATCAAGAAGCGACAACTTGCGAATCAGTCTTTTAAGCGTAGAGTTTGGCTCATTCATTACCGAATATAGAGGATTCTCTATAATAGAGACAACTTTTTTAGACAGTGTAAGTTCTTCTCTAACTCCACTATTTTCGTTGTAAAGACTAACTCGAACGTCCTGAGGAAACCAATCTACGATTCGCCCAACACGCATAGTCTTAATATCGTAACCGCCAGAGTCTTCCGGAGAAATAGTAGTATCCACCGGAACAATTGCCGCAACACCTTCATCAAGAATTGTCATGACAACATCCTGCCGAAAAGCACGTGCCGCCTGATCGACATTAGCCCCCACACTCAGACAGCGATTCAAACCGCTGTCGAGAGTCTCTAAATATCGATTCTGATCATCGGTGCGAATGTGCACCATTGGAACGGCGGCTACATCGATACCAATTCGAGTATAGATCGAGGAGATGATAGATCGCTCGTTGGCAAACCTTGGAAAACTGCGATCGGGGCGGCTAAACATCCTGCCACCACTTCCCCCGCCACCGAACGGCTTATTTTGTGCACTGTCACTATCGGTAAAAGCATTCCAAGCGTGTTTAAGCCGATCAGTGATCCCCATATGTCACCTCCTTTCTAAACGAACCAGTTCTGCTTAAAGAATTGTATAACAGATTGAGCTGTTACTCCGCCGAAAACCGTTGAATGATCTTTCCCTGCTACAGTCGTTAACGAAACCAAAGGATCATTCACATCGGCAACAAATTCTTGTGCCTGTAAAATTGGAATAGTTGCGTCAGCGTCACCATGATAAATCTTAATTGGGCAAATATTTCTAAAAGAAGCTGGTTCATCAGCAATTTTATAACCCGGAGAATTAAGAGCATAGTTATTACCATAGGCCGCGTCTTGCTCAGTAGCCCAAGCTGAACTATTATTTCTTGCCCAATCTAGATTTGGCATTACTGCCCAAAGTAATGCAGAAAATACCTTAGTTGGATTACGCTTAATCCAATTCAAACCAACGGCCGTCCCCATTGACCAACCCATTATTCCTACCTTCGACACGTCGTATCCCTTAGTATTTAACCAAGTTATTGCCGAAGAAACCGCAGCGACAGACGACGCATTGCCCCAAGTAAGTGGCCCGCCAGCATCAATTGCGCAAACAAGATAGCCAGCTTCTACAAGTTTCCACACATGATAGCCTGGACCAGAAATTTGTGAATCAACATACGGAATAAATTGTAATGACGAAGCACCATGCCCATGCAACGCAATAATTATTCCTTTTGGGGTAGTTTTTGGACGCATTAGCAAAAATGATTCGCCAACTAAATAATCGCTTATACTATATAAACTCACAAAAGCCATTATCGAGCCGTTGCTTGAAGTGTAGCAGGACCAACTGACGCAGATGTGGCACCTACTCCAGGATCGCCAAAGAAAGCGGTTTGGGTAATGTGTGTAAATGCATCAATCAAAAGAACTAATCTATAGGTTTTATCGGCGGCAAGTGGGCCTGGAATCACGCGCTTGGGATTAAGTGTTTGTATAATCGAAATCGATGGCGAAGCGACAGATTTAAATACGCCTTGCGTAACCATAATATTAGCCTCGTCCATAATTATTGCTCGAAAAACCGCACTATCCGCAGCTACTGCCGCTGCAGAAAACACTACTTGGCAAGAGATTACGGCTTCTAACAGAAATGGACCACTACCAGCTGGAACTACAATATTCATACCTGGAACATTGAACTGCGTATTTCCTGCCGCAGGACCCAAAGCCGCTCCAGCAACATATTCTGCACGAGCAATTTCCCCACCACCATGAGCCAGCTCTAACCAATTCGCTGCATCTGTCTTAGGATTTGCGCTACCCGCAGGACGATTTGCTAAAGCGACATATGAGCTGCCGTTGTAATTAACAACATCTCGCGCGGTATAAGCAATCGCGTTTGACCATGCGCCAATAAACGTTGCACCCACAGCACCGGTATCGCCTTTAACTCCTTGCGCTCCAGCAGGTCCTGCGTTTCCTTGGTCGCCTTTTGGTCCAACTGCTCCGACATTACCTTGAATCCCTTGAGGTCCAACATTACCTTGAACCCCTTGAATACCTTGATCGCCGGTATCGCCCTTAACCCCTTGAATACCTTGATCGCCCTTAACTCCTTGGATGCCTTGATCTCCCGGATCACCCTTTGGGCCAATAGCTCCGGCATTACCTTGAATACCTTGATCGCCGGTATCGCCCTTAACCCCGCGAATACCTTGGGGGCCGTCTGGGCCAGCAGGTCCTTGTGGACCCATTGGTCCAATTTCTCCACCGCCAACGCCAATCGCCGAACCATCAGCATTAAAGAATGCTATTCTCCACGGATGACCACCCTCTTTAAACTCTGCGCTAGGATCAATGACTGCTTGAATTGTATGGTTCGCCTCGTTTAGATCCGGATGATAAATCTTACTGAGAAAGCTCATATGCCACCCCCTTTCTAAAGCTCGTATGTCGTGTCTAGTAAAATCGCATTAAATGCATCAAAGCGAAGGCGTCTCAACAATTTGCGTAACCCATGCCTGGTCAAACACCGTGATGACATAGTTCTCTCCTGGCGGAATTAGTAAAGCAAACTGTGCCTCCTGACGGGGCTGGGTGGCGCCAAGACCATTAATGCGTGAGCCAATACCCACTGTCTCTGGATTAATTGCGGCCCAGGAATTCTGTCCTGCCTCGAGCCTGGCGGTGACCTTTACTTCAACCCACTTGTCTATAGCAACTGGAGTGAACGTAGCATCAATCTCCGCGTTGTCCGCCGCGCCATCGTCGAGTCCCTGATAATCCGGGAAGCTCTGATTGGCGTAATCTGGCAAATAACCACAGATAACCGGCTGATTATCCGATTTGACAATATCCCCATCAACCTGAATATCACCCTTAAAATGCGCTCTGTGATTCATTTAAACACCTCCTTGTTAGCCGTCATTGCTCCGTTTTAATCGGTAAGCACTTAAGCGAGAGAGCGCTCTCGAATCACGATAGGAGTAGCATCTGCTGCATCCCACTGAATATAGTATGTCTCATTAGGTTTGAGCATAAGGTTCGCCGATATTGCGTTTCCGGCAAGTTCTGGAACTACAAACGCTTCTACAGAGGAATCACCGTCGTATGAACCAACAAAGAACCGAGAAGCGGTAGCTCCAGGAGAAAATGTAACTTGAACCTCAAACGGCTTATCAACGATATGCGGAACAATCTCAAAATATGCATCGTTACCTAAGGCGGCAATTGTTGAGACATCCGGACGAAAGAACCAATCGCCAATAACAAATCCTCCGCCACTAATTGGATCACCCTGCTTGTCAACGATATCTCCATCGACCTGAAGATCTCCTCTAATGCGCATCTTACGCATCATTCAAACGCCTCCTTATTGGCTTTCATCGCAATATAGGCGTCCATAAGCGCAGCCACGTTATCAATCTTCTCGTCCTGTCGTTTCTTAAGCAGCTTACGGTTACCGTTAGTATCTTCCAGCGTTATCGCGTTACCCATAGCAAACGACATCAAAGACTGATCAAATAACAAATTACGATCTTCGGAAAGTTTCTTTAACTCACCCAGAGGAACCGATTCTGTCTTAGCGCCCTGAATAACTTTCTCAATTCCAAAGGGTCCGTTCTCCTGCTCCCAGCGTTTGACAAACTCTTTGGCGTTGTATGGATCATAACCAAAGCATGCCACATCAAATTCGCTGGCAATAATGAACGCATCGACATCATCAAAGATCTCTTCCCAATCAAGAATCGTGCCGTTCATGACATGCAACGAGCCTTCAACAATGAACTCCTCGTACTTCTGGCGCATAGCTGCTTGTAGACGCATAAGAGTACGCTCAGTAATATAAGACCGAGTCACGACACCGTAACGATCTCCGCCTAGTGGAAAGAGAAAAGTAAAGGCCCAGAAGTCGTCGCCCTGCGAAGCATCCATACCCAGCGCCGCTCGTAAACCGTTATAGGCAAACGGGCGGACAAAGTGGGGAAGGGTTTCTTCGTAGGTAAAGAAGTACGTGTAACCCTCCATCGGGATACCGAAACGCTTAGCGAGAATATCGTTTCGCGCCGCCGGAGCTTTCTCAGCTCGCTCAACGTCTAACTGATAAGTTTCGTAGGTAACTGTCTGACCCAAGTTAGGTTGGGCTTTAAGCCATGTAGCTGGATCGCCCACCTCTTCAAGCTCATCAAGCTTATAATGCCAAATTCCCACATGCGGTGCATGATAAATACCCTTGAGAATATCCATCAACTCCATCTTGATGGTATCTCCGGAACCATTACGAACGGTACCTTCAGAAGAGATGGCAATAATCAGATAATCATCAAGCTTAGACGCACCCTGCTCAATAGCACCAATAACATCCTCGCGGAGATCACCAGAAAGCCACTCGTCAACCGTAGATATCTTCGTACGCAATCCCTGAAGCTTGTTGATGGTCATCGGCCGGATCTCTAGTATGGACCCAGTAAGAAAGTTCTCAATACCCTTCTTGGTCGCCGCCAACTTCTGACGAAGCATTCGACTACCGGTGGTATTCTGCAGAGAACCTTCAGTAAGAAATCTAAATAATGGGCCTCGCGCGCGCGTGATAGCCGTACGAAACGGCGACATGACCTCTTCCGCCTGTTTCATCGTCGGCGCCGTAGTGATCTGATGGGTAGTCGATGTGTCGACTGTCAGAAAATATGCCTGAACCAATGAAGCAAACATCGACTTGGCGGCACCTCGAGCGACAATAAGAAAGAACTTCTTGGTCAGACGGATTTTGACTGTGCGTTTCTCATAGTGACCGCCATGATCGCCAGCAGATGGAACATAGACCGATCGATCCACAAAGTAATACCAACCAAAAATCTGCTCGCCCCACAGCTTGAAGGTAAACAAGAGATGGAGGTCCGCTCCGTCGGTGAGAGTCATCTCCCCTTCACAGAACCGAACGAACCCCTCAACCGCCTCTTCGTCGTAATAGATGTTCGGGTTAGCGATAAGCGCATCAACGCGATTCATCTCCATAGAGATTTCCCGGTTTACCGGAATCTCACCACGAACAACAGCATCGCGGAACTGGCCATAGTACTTAGGCACTGCGGTGTTGGACAGTCCCATGATGCCTCCTTTCCTATGCTAACGCGGCAATTCCCGCTTTCTTAATGCCGCGCTTGACACCAACTTTCACACCAGTGCGGGCGAGGTTCTGGCCCTCGTTCTGCAACTGCTGGGTCACAAACCGCTTACCCTTGTGCGACGTAAGCAATGAGACCTGATTCTCCAGCTGCACACGATTGGCCACATCCCGCAATTCCTGATTAGACAGCGCGGCCACACCGCTTTTCTTAAGCTTAACCTTAGCCAAAGCCACCTTAATTGCGTCTTCGTGCGCCGGGTGATTTTGACCGCCCTCAACCTGGAGTTTAGTCTTGCGCTTAGCTCCACTCGGCACGTGAGACGTCGCCTTTGGAGCTACCGGAGACGGGGTAGATCGAGTAGACTGCCTAGTATGAATGCCCCAATGCATACCTTTGATACCGTAATGCGCGATGAATTCAGCGCCTAACTCTGCGGTATGCTGAGTAAAATCGGACGGATTAATCTGATTAATGTCAGTAACAAAGCCGTCCTGGTCGAGAATAAGCTCGACAAAGAAGGGCTTAGTCGTACTGTCGTCGTGTTGAACTGTGCGTGTAGAAACCTCCCAAATATGCTTACTTGTAGGAAGATTTCCACCCTCTGACGGAAGATCCCAACCGCGCTCACGAATAGTGTACTGTCGAGTACCCGACTTATTGGTGAGCGAGTTAGCCGTCTTTTCCATACGCTGTATGTAAGTTGTCTTAATTTCTTTCCGATATTGCTTTACCACTGGGTCTCGAGGATTTCTCAGGCGTGTCCGCAATTTCCTAGCCGCCTGGTACTCCGGCTTGGTATTAATCTTAGGTAAATCTATTTTGCGAAAGTCGGCATGACCTTTGTTTTCAATATGGTCGGCGGCACGACCATCTCGAGCCATGTTCTCAAACTGAACATCACTAGCAACCTTACCAATCGCACGACCAATTTTCTTAACTCCACCAGTTACGTTCTCTTTACGAACACCCCACCGCATACCCTTGATACCATGATGTTCAACGGGGATCTCTAACTCTTTGACTAACGTATCAAGACCTATCGCCTTGCGAACATTATTAGTACCAGCCATAGCCATACACGACTCTAACTCTCTATCAGGCCAATGAAGCTTGAACTCAGGCCCATCGAAATCCTGGGTCCACACGGCAATGCGATCAAAGGTAATCCAATTAAGCCCATGCTCGGGGATCTCATCTTCATTAGCTGGGGTCGCCGGATACCCCAAAGTCAGATGCGGCTGCCACTCGGGAAACTGTAGCGCCGAGTCATATGCCGTGCGAATATCGTTCTGCTGAAGAAGTTGATTGCGAAACCCGGTAATCCATCGCGAACTGTAATCCTTGCGGAAAAAGAGCACATCAGCGGTGTCGGGACCAAGCGTTCCGCGCTCATCAACGTCCATCATGAACGGGCCATGCTCGCTCATAGTAACCGCATGATCGACAAACTCGACGATACGTTCCAGCTTGTCTACATCTTCCGTGTTCTCTCCCAAAAACAACAGTGTCAGATGCGGCACCTGTTCACTTGAGACTTTCCAAACTTTCTCATCGCGTGCCGGAATGGCCACAATGACGAGGTTACTACTCATTTTGAACCTCCCGGTCGGAATTGATTAGGCCACTAGGTCGGTGATGTCGGGCGGATTGGGATCGACCAATCGTTGGCCTCCCGCATCATACTGAGACGAGCGTCTGATTCGGCAAGCTGCTGTTGTAACGCAGCCAGAACATAAGACACAATTGGCGGATCAAAGAACAAACGTACTCGAAGATAAACATTGGTCTTCACCGCACTGAGAATGGCCAGGTATCGTTCGTCTATGATGTCGGAATCCGGAGCAGGAAGAAAATCCTCCCACAGCTTAGAGTTGTCGTCAATCACAAAGCCGACGGTTGGCCCAATCCCCAGCTGCTGAAGGTGGGAGAAGGCCGTGTTGACTTGCGTGATGATGTCCTGATCGAACGAATCATCCGTTGGATCAACATTCAGAATCTTCTTAGTGCTATCGAGAATGCTTAATTCAAAAGCCATTCTCCCACCTCCTTTCAGCTAGGCCTGATCTTGGCCGTTCGCGTCGTCCTGACGTGCGGCCTGAACCTCAGCCTCAGTCGGCCGAGGAACTCCAGCATCCGTACGTGCATTGTGGAGATCCCGAGCCGCCTGAACCTCTCCCGCGTTGACCGGGCCACCACCAGTACGCTCGTTGTGCTCACGCTGCTGCTCCTCGCGCTCGGTATCACGCTGAGCCTGACGAGCATCCTGATCCACCGGATCCGGAGCAGACTGATCCTGCGTAGGCTGAGCCGACTGCTGCTCCTCGGCCTGAGCCGGAGCTGCATCAGCAGCCTGGCTCTCTTCCTGCGGGTCCGGCTGCGGGGCATCCTGAGCCGTCTGAGACTGATCCGGGGTCTCCTGAGCCGTCTGAGACTGATCCGGGGTCTCCTGAGCCGTCTGAGACTGATCCTGGGTCTCCTGAGCCGTCTGAGACTGATCCGGCGAACCGTCTCCCTGTGGGGTCTGCGATGCCTCCATGAAGAATCGCCTCCTTTTTGTTGTTTTGGTTTTTAAACTATTTCTATTTAATCGTCGTCATCATCGGCGACACCGTCAGCGTCATTGGCCTCGCCAACAACGGCTTCGGCATCAGCGATAAGATCACTATCACGCTCCTCGATCCCCGGCTTCTGATTCGGAGAGAGATCCTGCTGGGGAATAAATCCCGGAGGAGGTGTCTGCTGTTCGTCAGTCATATAGTTCTCCTAGTGAAGGAAGTCAAAGGTGACGTAGAAGTCCGGCTCACCCGGAGTAAGCGAGTCCATAGGCGGCGAACCGTGACCAATGAACTTGACCCCGGGCTCTCCGACATATCCCTCAACGTGATGGGTGTAACGAGAAGCCAAAGGTCCGGTACGATCTCCGTACATACCGAGGTCACCCGGCTTCGGGTCGGTAGTGATACGTGCGTGCGGCGACCTGACAATCGACGACGTTGATGCCCACTTATGCTCTAACGGCGCAGCGGGGCTCAGAACGCCAGCGTCCTTGTAACCAGACGCGACGAACATCGAACAATCCGAACGCCAATTGTTCGGCGTCGGCTTCATGATCTCGGTGTTAGCAATGCCACCAGCGAGATAATGATATGCCCCCGGGTTATTGCGGTAATTATGCGCCGCCTGCTTCCAGACAGCAACAATCTTCTTACGATCGCTACTAGCTGCGGCCGCCTTCTGCTCCGCTTTCTTTAAGGCCAGGCGATGAGCAGCGACACGCTTGCGTCCTAGCTCTTTCTCCTCCGGGGTACGCCGATTCGGATAAATAACGAAATTCTGCTCTGCCGGTGAGATACTACCATGCTTGATGTGCGTGTCGATCTTGTGCTTGTTCATGCCCAACAAATAACACGCGTAGGCTAGTGAAGCTCTGGTACTAGGACCAAAGACGCCGTCAACCTTGATCAGATGATGCAGAGCAGAGCGGGCTTTGAGCCTTTTATTAATCGCCTGTTGCAGTCGTTTGACGTCGTCTCCCTTATCGGGGCCAGTTAGGTTTCTCATGTTACGAGTCTCCTTGGATTGAAGTGGAAACGGGTGACCAAGGGGTAGTGTCCCTAGGTCGCCTTTCGATAGGTACCCTAGCAAGTAGACTGGCATCACCATAATGAATTGCGTTGTGTGTACGGTGCGTTGTCGTGATAAGGTACTCCGGGTCCAAAATCAAATCAACTCCGTTTTCTATGTCCTCTACGGTAATGGGGTTCATGTGATGGACCATCAGTTGATTATGAATTTCATAACCCTCAATACCTAGATCGCAGCCATTGTCTCGGACGATGACAATATCACGAACACGTCGCCATTGCGCAGACCGATAGAACTGCTGATTGACCCATCGATCAAATCCGAAAGTAGTCCTACCAACTTCTCCACGAAGATTTAAGTATTCAAAGCGCTCTTCAAAAGTTTCTAATCGACGAAGTTCACGATACCTTCTACTCCTCAATGAACTCACCGTCAACCATACCTGAGCCCTGTCCCAGGCCAGAATATCCACGCATAGCTTCTAGAGCATTGATGTAAAGCTCCTCGACCCGCTTCTGGCCCTCGAGCTGCTCCTTCTTGACCTCCATCAACTCCACCTCGTGACGCATACGCTCCTGCTCAAGACGCTCACGAGTCGAGCCCATCTTAAGAAAATGGGTAAGGACCTGCGATGATGCGGTACCCGATGTGATCTGCTCTTCTGCTAAATCATACGCAGCATCGGAAAGCTGCATCTCGCGTTCTTCAGGAGACGTCGCGGGTCTACGACGTCTGGTAGTGACTTGTCGTGCCATAGCGACTCTCCTTTCTTTTATACAAAAGTAATTATTGGTCCACCATCAAGAAACTTGATTCCTTGCTGTATAGCTCCAGCAGGCCCAAAAGCTTCCGCAAAAGGACCCGGCGTTGACAGATCCCAAGTAACCGGTCCATAATCGCTACCTATAGCGCCAAGGGCGTCTCCGCCCCAATAAAACCCAATAGCATAAAGATCTTGGTTGTCAAAACCACCTAATGCCGCATTCCACACGCCATTATCTTCTAGAGCCGTTGTCATCCAAGGTCGAGCGGTAGAACCAGTACCCTCATATCCCGTTGGATATCCCGGAGTAACGGCGACGACACCATGAATGCTCTCATCAATAACAAAAGATCGCTGAGCAAAGAACTGATGTAAAATCGCTTCTGTCCCTGGGTCTGGTGTGACCGGCATGTCCGAGACGCTCCCTTGCTGATAAGCGATCTCTGGATCTCCGTCCGATCGGAAAATATTCATGAACAACGTGCCGCCTTCGGTGCTACCCGGATTAGGGCTACCTATTGGCGCATCGAAGTTGTAGAGATCTACATTCACGCCGCCATTGTTGATCGTGTCTAAGTCTGCTCTTTTCCACCACGATCGAACATAAATGTCATTCGCTCGGAAATCTGGCAGAGAAGCCCATTGAGAGGTTTCGTCTATGAAACTAGGCGCCCCAGTAGGCCACCGGCCTAGAGCGAGATACGGAGTATCTCCAGAAGGCATGTACATCATCATCGTGATCAGCAACACGTCGTCTACTTGAGTACCACCTCTTACAATTGATAGGAAGTGATTGTTAACATCAGAACGGCCGTCAACACGTGACGCGTCCCAATCCTCCCAAGTATCAATAGGCGTCGAGTATTCCCAATGACTATGACTTGCGCTCATGACTCTCCTATCTAAACACTACGACCTCGGGCGATAGCGGCGTTCGCCCAGAACATTGCCTCTTCGAGCTTGGTAATCGCACTAGACTGCTCTCGAGAAGGAGAACCAGTGACTGCAACAATCTCCTCGGCTGCGATGCAACATACTTCACGCACGCGCGCGTGAGAATCAAGCGTCTCTTGGTTCTGTGGTTGGTGATAATTAAACCTGCGGTCAAGATCTTCTTTAGTAATATCCATGGTTCCCCCAAAAGAAAAGTTTATACGGCTTGCTGAACGCTTTAGAAATGATCTAAGGGGGTTTACGACCCCTTCCAACGAGTATGGTTTCGGATTGTCTCCAGAAAATCATCCCCCGGGGCATTTTTTG